CGCATGGCTCGCGTACTATCTACGAAAGGCTTCTGTTCGCGGCATCGCATCTTATTCAAGCGCGTATGCTTTTCTTGGCAAGCTTGGCAATCGGCCCCTTGAGTCCGATGCCTCGCGGCAATGGCGGAATGAGCAGCCAGCGTGCCAACCGGCGATCTGAGCTTGGCGTAGCAGCCGATGACCATCCGACTGTCCTAATCTGAGGCAGGAGTGTCCCGGCGATGCCTCAGAATGGGACACCGGCGGCCAGCCTGCCCGCATACGCGCGCGTACGCCCGCACGCGCGACGTCGCGCACGCGTACCCCCAGACGCCCCCGCGTGCCAGGACGGTCGGCCCAACTGGGACCCCCTTCCCCAGTTCGCAGTAAATTTCGGAAATCCTTTACGTAATGGTAATCGAAGTCTTGTCCAATAACTGGACAACACCCGAAGCTATGGCATGGAAGCAGGCGTCGGAGGCTCTTTCGTGCCATCGGAGTTGGCTATCCGAACAATTTTGTGGGTTTCCCAAAACGCCGAGTTGCGGCATTTGACGGAACAGTATTTCTGCCACGGTCTTTGCGGTACGAAAGGCACGTTGCATGTCAGACAATTCTTTAGTTCGTTTTTTGTTTTCATTTTCTAGTTTGTTGTTGTATTGGAGTCGACGGACTTAATTTCTATTTTCTGCGTTGGGACTCGGTCGTAATATGCTTGTTTAGAAAATGCATTCATAGTAGTATAGAAAAAGGAGACGGACTAGTTTTTTATAATGCTCACAAAGCGCATTCCTTTGCTGCTTTGCTGCATTTATAGTAGCATACAAGGGTCTAAATAGCAAGGGTTTTACCTCCTTGATTATCAAGTACTTAGGAAATGCACAGAAAGCAGGAATATATTAGATTCGTTAAGCTTTCATATTTTGTTCTCTTTTTTCTAAAACCGACCACCGCTTCCGCGCCATGCTTTTCGGAGAAACGAGTAGTTGACACCGGCGCAAAGCGCCGGTATAGTATGCGCAATGATAGGACTTGATACGGAAGTACTAAAGCCGAAAAAGCAGGTTCGACGGCATCCGTTGGAGGGTTTCACGCTAACGCAGATTTTAGCTGCGCAACCGTTAAAATGTTATGATGTCAGCCACGTCGAGAGCGATGGTGGATTACTGGAACACGCAGAAAGGCGTGAAGGTAGTCGACCACGGTTGGGGGGTTAAAGCGCATGTTCCCGACGGGCTTTTTAATCCTGTCACCACTCAGCGGATATATTGCCATGAGCGTCCCTGGCACAGAGTCGCCACCGAGTTGGCAGCTGTCGGTCACACAATCGCTGAGATATGTGCAGCCACCGGACGCTCCCGCCGTGCAGTGCAACAGGCGTTGGCACAACCGTTTGCGCAGGAGCGAATCGCACGCAAAGCCGCGATGAACGCGCAGGACGAGATTAAAGAAATTTTGGAGAAGGTCGCGCCGGAGTCTCTCCGACGCATTGCAAAGCTCGCAGAAGAAGCGTCGGGAGCGTTGGATTTGCCGACGCGTGAGTTAGCAATGAAAGCCGACAGGGAAATCTTAGATCGCTTTCTAGGAAAGCCGAACCAGCCAGTGACCGCGCAAAGCGCGGTCAGGCCTGCGAAGGAAATGTCAGACGAGGAACTTGAACGAGAAGTTAATAGAATACTCACCCGTAGAAATGGATGTGCTGACGGATTGGAAGATTCGTCAGAATATTCGTAAGAGCTTTACCGAGTGGGCAAAGCTCTGCGGGTTCGAGCCTGCGCTGCATCAACGCTTTTTGATTGAGCGCGCCGAGCGCGTTGTCGCACACGAAGTCACTCGGCTAATGGTTAAGGTTCCTCCCGGTTCTGCGAAGTCAACGTATTTCTCAGTCCTTCTCCCCCCTTGGTTTCTCTGCAAGCATTCCAACACTGCGGTTCTTGCTGCGTCGCATAGCGTTGATTTGGCAGAATCGTTCGGCCGTCGCGCTCGCAATTATATCGACGCGAATGGCCGGTTTCTCGGTTATAAGTTAGCATCGCATTCCAAGGCAGCCGGACGGTGGGAAACCTCCAACGGCGGCAGCTACCTAGCTGCTGGTGTCGGCACGGCGATTGCCGGGTATCGCGCCGACCTCGGTATCATTGACGATCCCATTGGATCACGTGAAGATGCAGATAGCAAACTCGTGCGAGACAAAGTCTGGGACTGGTGGCATTTCGATTTCAAAACACGGCTAAAGCCTGGAGCTGTCATTATCTTCATTTACACTCCGTGGCACGAGGACGATCTCGGCCACCGCATACTTGCCGAAGAAGGCGAGAAATGGACGCAGATTAGCTTGCCGTTTTTCGCAGAAGAAAACGATCCCCTTGGTCGCGTTAAAGGCGACATCCTCTGGCCCGAATGGTTCAAACCGGAAATGTTTCCGAAAGACCCTCGAGTAGCGACCGCGCTTTATCAGCTTAATCCGACGCCAGAAAAGGGGAACTTCTATAACTCATCCTGGCTTGTTGAGTATACTGCTGGAACTCTACCTAAGGAGCTAAGGGTTTACTGCGCGTCGGATCATGCTTTTAGTGAGAAGACATCCGCCGATCCGACTCTTATCGTTCCTTTCGGCGTCGACGCGAACGACGACATTTGGATTTTTCCTGATTTCGTGTGGGACAAGTTCGATACATCCCAGTGCGTGGAAATAATGCTGGATAAAGTCGAACAGCATAGGCCGATTACTTGGTTCGTCGGCAAAGAACATATCACTGGATCAATAAAGCCGTTTTTGACAAAACGCATGTCAGAGCGGCGATGCTTCGTGGTGGTCGAAGAACATGTATCGAAACGGGACAAAGTAGCTCGTGCTGGTGCGATTGCTGGACGGATGGCACAGCGCAAGGTGCATTTTCCGGCCTACGTAGCGGAGTGGCCCGCTATACGGCATGAGCTACTTTCGTTCCCCGTTGGTAAGCATGACGAATGGTCCGATGTGTTGGCCGAGATCGGCATCGGTATGGATAATATGGTTAGGCCGTCGTATCCGAAAGCGGCAGAGCCGGACTTGATTCAAAGCATCAACCGGCCGTGGTTGCCGACTTTCCGATGGTTAAAGGATATGCAGAAGCAACAGGACTTAGCCGCTGCTCCGCAGTATGGAGATAGATAAACAGCCAAGTCAGAATTTGCCGCACGAGCCGAGCGTTTCCGGCGGAGAAGAACGTAAGCCGACCGGCGATGAGGTCGTTGCGCTCGAGTCGGATGTGGCGCGTGAAATTGCATGTGTAAAACGCTCCAAAGCCCGTTGGGAAGATGACTTCAAACGGATGAAGGCGAATATCGAATTCGTTAATGGATTGCAGTGGGAGAACCAACGGAAGATGCGGGATGAAGCCGGGCGGTACGTATGCGACCTTGTTCTTGGTGCGGTGAAGCAGAAAGAAGCAACGCTTTATGCGAGGAACCCAACCGTTGAAGCGATGCCCCGTAAGCGTCTTCGCTTCCAGCTTTGGGATGAGAGTATTGAAATGCTAACGGACGCCTTTCAACGTGGAATGCTTTCCATGCAAGCTGCGCAGCAGGGTGCGGGTATGCCGGACTTACAGGCGCTTGCCGTTATGCGGGATTTCACGATGGGCCGTCAGATGGAGGCATTAGTAAAAAGGGTTTGCAAAACACTCGAAATCGTTTACCAGTATCAAGTCGATGCAAGTACGCCGGATTTCAAAACGCAGATGAAAGCGTTGGTTAATCGTGTTGTCGTTTGCGGTGTTGCCTACGTGATTCCGAATTTTATTGTTGAGAGCACAGAGGTTCCTTCGACGACTGAAGTCCCGCACACCGTGCCCGACCGTGCTAAGCACGCGCAAGCGATTCTTAACAAGATTGAGAAGGGGACGCTTTCAATGGACGCGGCGGAGGCGAATCAGTTAAAGTCGCTGATGCTCTCGATGGGTGTGTCGTCGCTACGTAATGACTCAAGAATGGTGGAGCGTTTGGACTTCGATTTCCCTCCTGCGACCTCAATTATTCCCGATGAGCATTGTCGGAATATTGTGGACTTCGTCGCTGCGAAGCGGGTCATACAAGAGTTTATTATGCACGTCGATGAGGTTAATTCGTTCTTCGGCTTAGAAGGCGACGATATGCTCAAAGCGGAAAGTGTTTCCCCGATTAACGAGTCGGATAAAGAGTATCGCGATCTCCGTGAACCGCCAAAGATGCCACAGCAAATGAAGCCGAAGACGGCGGTTTGGCACGTGTTCAACATCGAACAGCAAACGGATTATTTCATTTGCGAAGGACATAAGAAGTATCTTCGTCCGCCTCAACCGCTCGATCCGCCGATCAAGGGTTTTTGGCCGATTATTGCGTTAACCTTTAATAACGTCGAATATGAACCTGACACAAAGGCGAGTATCTTCCCGCCGAGTGACGTCGACCTTATGTATGACGCCCAGAAGGAATGGAACCGCACGCGCAACGCGCTTCGAGCGCAGAGAAACGCGAATGCACCGAAGTATCTCGTGCGGAAGAACGTGCTCACTGAGGATGATAAGGTCGTTCTTAAGAACGCCGAACCCAATGAGGTTATCGAACTGGAGAATGTCCCTGCGGATAAGGAACCCTCGCAGGTTATCCAAGTTATGCAGGTTGCCCGAATCGACCCAGCGGTTTACGATACCGGTCCGTTGGAGCAAGACCTCACGTTGGCAGCCCGTATTCAACAGGCGAATGTCGGACCCGCACAGCCGGATGTTACGGCAACCGTTGGTACAATCGCAGAGCAGAGTCGGATAACGGTTTCGTCATCGAACGTGGATGACCTTGATATGTTTTTGTCGAAGCTCGCTTCAATGTGTCAGCAAATGCTAATGCAACGGATGAGTGAGACGACCGTTAAGCGAATCGCCGGTCCGGGTGCGAGTTGGCCAACGTTAACTCGAGATGATTTCATTAACCAGATTGAACTTACGGTTAAGGCCGCATCGAGCGGCCGTCCGAATCAGGCGCTTAGGACCGCGACGAGAGAAAGGCTGACGCCTTTGCTTTTACAGGCGGGCGCGAATCCGATTGCCGTGATTGAGGAGTTGATAAATACTATGGATGATCAACTCGACCCGCAGAAGTTCTTCCCGATACCAGGGCAGGCGTTGGCAACTGCGGCTCCGCCGCAGCGTTCGCAAGCCGGCCCAATGTCGCAAGTGCAACCTCAACAGCCTCTCCAAGAAGGAATGCCAGATAACGTGTCACCAATGCCACTAAACGCATCATAATATGGACAAAGAAACTGAAGTCACCCCCAAACCTTTAGGCGAAACACCAGCGGCGTCGCCACCCGCACAAACGCCCGCAGGCAGCGAACAAACGCCTGAACCCTCGATGGCAGATGTTGCACGAGAGGCATTCGAACAGTCGCGTGTTCGAAACGAGCCAGCAGAAGAAAGTGGTGTCCAGAAACCGGACAACACGAAGCCCGGCGAAGAACCACCGAAGGGGGAAGAAGAACACCCTGCGGCGGAAAAGCCGGCGACCGAAGAAGAAGCTCCATTGCCGTTCGATCAACATCCGCGATGGCAACAGAGGACGAAGGAGTACAACGAAGCCAAGGCGAAGATTACTGAGTTGGAAGGCCAGCTTAAGGAAGTCGAGCCGGGGTTGAGAGACTGGCAGTATCATCAGAAGTTCATTGATCAATACGGTATCCCGCAGAAGGATGTTGATCAGATGATGAACTTTCTGGCGTTAGTGCGTCAAGACCCGCAGAAGGCGCGGGAGACATTGCGCCCGTTGTGGGAGTCGTTGAGTGGTGTTGATCCTAACGTCTTACCGAACGATCTACAACAATCGATCAAAGACGGCGAGATTACGGAAGCACACGCGAAGCGACTCTGGGCAGCGGAGTGCAAGGCGAAGTCGGGAGAAGTGACCGGCCGTTTCACGGCTGAGAACATAGCTCGGCAACGCGAGAATCAGCGTCTTTCCGCGATTAGCACTTGGGACTTAAGCAAGCGCAAGATTGACCCAGACTTCAAACCGAAGGCCAACGGGCAAGCTGATGGTCTTTGGGAGCTAACGGCGAAGGAGTACACCTATAGGAAAGTTAATTCCGGCAATGCGGATACGGACGATGTGCGCCTTCTCGAAGAAGCGTACGACGCCGCGAAAGCATTCGTTGGAACAATGCGGCAATCAAAGCCGAACGGTCGAGTCTTAACATCGAATCGTTCTTCAGGAACTATTCGCACTGAGCCGAAGTCCATTGACGACGTGATTGCCGGGGTTGCCCGGAACCACGGGATGGAATGGAGTGGTCGGCGTGGTGCGGAAGAAGAATCTTAACAAATGGCTACAACACTTAGTCTAGCAATAGCGAACGATATCGTAAATGCGATACTTCGTTATTATGTGCGTGGCAAAGCCATTGCACAAACAATTCAAGAGAAGCCGCTTTTGCGCTTCCTGACGGCCGGAAAGAAGACCTTTCCGGGTGGAGATCGGTACATTGAGTTCAAGGTTCAGGGGCAGTACCTCTCGGACCAAACGCCCGTTGCCCTACCGGGCATCACGGATGTGTTCAACGCGCAATCGCCGGGAGTGACGCCGGTGATCAACGGTTCGGTTGCGTTGAATAACTTCTTCGCGGGGTATAGCGAGGATGCTGCGTTGCAGTTCGCACAAGCTGCGAATATGCTACCGGCGTTTTACAAGTGGTATGAATGCCACGCGGGGTTGATTATTACGTTCACGGAACTCAAGAAAGATGGCATTACGATCAACGACAATCAGCGGAAGTCGGAACACGGCGACATGGCGCTGACTCGCATTGCTGGGTTGCTTGAGAACCGGCTGGACGACTTCGGTGAATCGTGGGCCAGAGCCGTTAATGGAATGCTTTGGAATGATGGAACGCAGGACGCGAACCAAATTCCGGGGATTCTGGCGTTATTCCCTGATAACTCTGGGTCTGGGCTGACGGTCGGCGGGTTGAATGACAAGACTTATCCGTGGTGGAACCCGGTGTTGGCCTTGGATATTCTGCCGTCGGCTGCGTCCCAGACGCTCACAAAGACCCTGCGCTCGAAGCAACGGCAGGTTCGCCGGTTCGGTGGCAAGCCGAATAAGTTCCTCTGCGGATCGGGGTTTCTCGACGCGCTGGAACTCGAGGTTCACGAGAAGGGGCTTTATACGCAGGAGGGGTTTGTGAACCGGGGTCAGATGGACGTTGGCATCGCAGACATTTCGCTTCGTGGTGTAGGGCAGTTTGAGTACGACCCGACGCTCGATGACATGGGCCGGGGGAACTACTGCTATGAGTTCGACTCGCGCAACCTTACCCTCTGGGTAATGGAAGGTGAGTGGAACAAAGTGGTGACACCGGAGCGGCCGTACCAGTACATGGTCTTCCTCAAGTCCATGACGCTGACCGGGGCGCTTTGTGTAAAGCAAAGAAACGCGCACGCGATTTTCAGCGTGACAAAGTAAGGAGAACGAAACGATGAAAAAGATTCTACTTTTGCTCTCATTGGCGACGACCGCTTATGCGGTCGATTTCAAGCCGCTACCATTCCTCAATCCTTCGGTCTTCGGACCGTATATGGTTACGAATGCCGCGTGCTCGACCTGCTATACACAGGCGTTCTACGGCGGTATTACCGTAGGATTCACAAACGCAACCTTCGCGGGAAATGTTAGCGGGGGTTTCACGAACATCAACTCCTGGCTTTCGGCGGCGAACGGTGCGCTTGTCGGTACGAACGCTATTGGGTTGACATGGACTAATCATAACGGAATATGGGTACTTCCTACGAATAACACGCCTGGAGCTGTTTCTGGGTTATTGTTCGTGACGAACGATGCATCTCCGTTAGTTCAAGATATACCGAACCCGATTCCGTCGGAAGTCAATCAGTCGACTCTCTTTTCGATTGGGAGTACGAATGGCGTTGGCCTTTCTGCGGCGAACTTGGATCAAGTGCTTGTTAGTCCGTACACGATCTCCGTACGGCTATGGGGCGCGTCGTCTGGCTCGCAAGCGGGGACGCTAAATTTTATCTTTGTCGGGCTTCCCGACGGGGTAAACGAACCGACTTCGGGAAACACCTGGCAATGGGGTGTGACGCCTGCGGCGGGGAACGTTGTTATCGCAACAAATTTCCCTGCATGGCGTTTCATCGGTTGCTCGAAGATTCGGTTGAGGAGCGTGACGCCGACGACGTATGGTGGCGCGACGCAAGTGAACACAATTCAATCATTAACGCTTAACGGTCCAATACCGTAGGCCCGGAATCCCGCGCGTGGTCCGTCGCGGCATAGTAAGTAACGGCGCGTTTAATATGGATACGATACAAGAACAAGTCACCGAACGAAATGCAGAAGAGTCGCCCGATGAAATTGCTCGTCAGATTGACGAGTTGAAGGAGAAGTTGCAAAAGATGGACCTCGAAGCGGAACCGGAAGTTAAGAAGGTCGAGTATCCGATTGCGAATGTGGCAATACGGATTGACCGGAATATGGATGTGCTTCGGCAGTATGTCACCCCACCGGAGTTACAGATTCTCGTTGCCATGCACCAGAAAGGCGCGGGTGGAATGCCGGTATTGAGTTTGAAGTTGATGAAGGAAGTGCGGGAGAGTATCAAGAAAAGTGCCGAGAACGAGCCTTCGGACTTGAGGAAGCAGTTTCTTGTTAACAAGGCCGCTTCCATACCGGATAAGTTTCCCCTCGACCCGAGAGTACTGCGGAATTGGCTCGCGGTACGGTACGGCGGGAAGCGCGTGAACGAACTTTATCCCGGTGCGGAGCCGTTGATGCCGACGACTTTCCGGCGTGCATTGTCGCTTGGCAGCGAAACGAAGTTCGCTGAGGCACGGTTATTCGATATGCAAGCGTTTGGTGGAGGCGAGTAATGAGAGGTCAGACACTTACCAACTTGATCGCAATGGTCCGAGCCGAAGTCGGACAAACGACAAATGCCGGCGTCGCCACGCAGGGTGATACTGGTATCGGTCAGATGCTTCAGTCGAAGCAGTACTTGCTTTCGACGATACGCGACTGGCCTTTCATGGATCATCGTTGGGATGTGGTGTTGATTCCGGGGAGTCGGTACGTGAACTTCCCAACCGCTGATAATCGCGGCACGGCTGCTTCGATTAACACTGAACGCCCGTTTCAAGTCACCGTGTTGTTCCAACAGCTTTTCATTGATGTTGATTACGGAATCGGCCCGGAGCAGTTTAATATCCGAAATAGTGATCTCAACGAAGCCGAAGACCCGATTCAACGGTGGGATTTTGCGACGAATATTGGGGAGACGGTGAACTCAGATCAATTTGAAGTATGGCCGATTCCGGTCACGCAGCAGACGCTAAGGTTCGATGCACAACGGCAGCCGCATACGCTAGTAAATGGAACCGACAAAGCTGAGTTCGATGACATGCTCATGGTTTATATGGTCGCGGCGGAGTTGCTTATGCGCTACGAGTCACCCGAAGCGCAGGCAAAACAAGTGCTTGCGAACCAGCGGCTTAACTATCTTACTTCCGCGTACCCGAACATGACGCGGAAGGTGGTGCTCGGTGCGAATAAACTTGTGTCGCCGGGTATGAAACGAAATATCCCAATGGTGATTGTAAGGTAATAAACTTATGCCAGCTCTACGCTCATTTTATTCGTATGGAAACACCGCTCCGGTGTCTCCGGTGATTAGAGTTAACACTAATCGAGTAGCAATAGTTTCGACTATTGCTACGTACGTAACCAAGGCTTTAACTTTTCCTTGCGGCCTTATGGCGCTTGATGGGGTTATTGCCACGGGAAATAAATACCTACAGGTATTCGACTTAGCGGCGGCACCGACTGGTGGGGAAGTTCCATTAAAGTCGGTGTATTGTCAAACAGCTGGAGTACTTCCGTCGCTTTTTTACAACACCGGCCCGATTGTTCTTTATGAGGGGCTTTTCGTTGCGATTTCGTCCACGGATACGACGTATACCCCGGATGCAACGTCGTTTGATATTTTTGGCGAAATCGAAGAATACGAAGTGCCGATTAGTACGGCCATCGGAAAGAGGGGTGATCTTACAACGGGTCGGGATCAGTTAACTTTATGGACCACTGCTCAAATTGCCGCAATCATGGGCCGATGGCCGAGAACGTTTGAAGTGCGAGTAATTAACGGTCTTGGTGTAAACGCCTGGTTATTGTTTTTCTTGGTGCAAACTCCGGGTAATGGCTCAACTCCGGTGCCTAATTCTCGACTTCCGATATTGAATAATACGCTTACACAGAAATATATCTTTGGTCGAGAGGGGTTGCTACTAATGCCGGTGATTGGTGGTGTGGCATTTAACGCTACGGCCGGTCTTTCAGACTTCTCGTGTGCGGTGAGTACAACACCAGATGTGTGCACCCTCGACGGCGGAAACCTAAACAAAATACAAGCCTATGTTGGCTAAGAAAAGTCTTTTCTTTTTTTCATGTGTTGTCCTTTTATTGGACAATACTAATGCCGCGATCTTTTATCCGCCGAGCGGCGGCGGTGGTACTGGTGGATTGGTGACGAATATTTTCACGACGAATACAAGTAATTCGTCGATCACTAATATCGTTCAGAGTATGGACTTTTGGACTAACGATGGTGCTTTCTTTTACCAGCAAGGCAAAGGACCGAACCATCCGAATGGAAGTGCGCCAGGACCGCCGTTTGTGATTAAGAACGATGGGAGCACTTTCATTGGAACTAACGTTGCTCAGGATATTAACGAAACAACTCCGCCACAAAGTGCGATTGTGCCGTTTTATCAAATTAGTTTCACTGATAGTAACGAACCCGCTCATTCGCTTGTTAATATGGGTGGTGGGAATAATGAAGCTAGTTTCAATGTTTTTAGTGAGATTCAAGGAACTACGTTTATTGATCCAACAGCTCCTACAACCACTTGGTTCATGAGTGCCAAGGGAACAAGTCATAGTCGTTTTCTTAATCTTGAAACTGCGATTAGTGGTAGTTTTATTCAATATCAGGTTGATGGGGCGAGTAAGTTTAATATGAACGACTCTGGTGATCTTTCTATAATCAAAGGCGTTAATTATTCGTGGCCTACGACTAATGCTACAGCGGGTCAACTTCTAACAAGCGACGCTTCGGGGAACTTATTTTGGAGTTCGACTAATGTGATTACTACGGCTAGTAACGCTGGAGCGACCAATATAGTCCTTTCCATTATTTCTAACCAGACGCCCAACTTCATACATGGCTCGACCAATTACATTGCCAAGTTCACGCCCAACACCAATGAGGTTGGAAACTCCGTCGTGATTGAGTCGGCAACTAACCAGTGGGAGTGGCGTTCAAGGCCAACAGGGACGTCTTGGACTAACGATATTACAAACTGCTGGTATGCGGAGTTCACAGACGAGACTCACTTCTCCCGACTCGACCTACATTCCACTAGTCCAGACGGCAGCGGTTACAACGAGTTGCATGGCAAAAGTCAGAACCTTAATATTGCCCCCTTAAAACTAATGGATGCGTGGATTTTCAATTCAGGTGTGAGTACGACTCCGGGAAACACGGCAGGGTATTTACAACCAGCGACGGACAACACTTACAATATTGGCACCAGTTCTTTGAGAGTTAGAACTGAGTTTGCCGGTGCGCTTGGTTACAACGCCACAGATGCCACTGCCGACAATGCCGCCAACTTTGGATCGGATACCTACGGAATGGCGATGTATAGCGGTGGTATTTCGCTTTACAAAAAGAGCGGTGGATACGCGGGTCACTTTGTAATCAGCGGTTCTGGAATTAGCTTTAGTGGGCTTGCCTTGGGCAGTCGTGCTCTTGGGTTTGGTGCAACAGACGATGTTACTCCCGGCACAACGCTTCAGTATGGTAACGCTTTGGGCACGATTCAGATGGGCACGAACAACGCTGGTGCTGGCGCGCCACAGGCATACACGCTCTCAGGTATCATCGGCTCCGGTTCCAATAAGCAAGGCGGTGACGCAATCGTTGCTGGTGGTCCTTCGACTGGGAATGTGCGAGCAGGCAATCTTCGTGGGCAAACGACTCGTGCTGGAGGCTCGGGTTCGAGTCAGAACGCTGCTCAAGACCGCTTGTTTATTAGCTCCGCGCCTGTTGTTCTTACCGAATCCACAGCGACTTTAGTTTTCAACGTGGCGCTCGCCAGCGGAAAGTACTGCGGCATGAGGGTTATGGCAACGACCGATGCGGATGATGGCACGAACTTCCAATCAGTGTCGGAGACTTTCTCTGTTGCAGCCGTGAATAAGGCGGGAACGGTTTCGACTGCGATTTCGGCTAGTGCGCCGACGGCAACGGTTCAATCCTCGGGTACTTTGACAACGACATGGACGGCGGTGGCCAATGGAAATGGAGTCGATATTAAATGCAGCGCGGTTTCGAGCCTTACGCAGACTACACTCAACACTCAATGGCGAGTCGAACTCGATGGCGATGGGACGCTCGCAGTGACGGCACAATGAAAAAGGTTTTATTATTTGCGTTTGGAATGCTGGCTTTCTTGGCCGTTTTGATTGCTCAGTCGCAAGTGCTTCAAAATATTGGCGGGACCACAACAGCGTCAGGAAGTGTATCTGGAGCTACGCTATGGGGAACAAACGCAACTGAGTATACCGGTACAATAACAAACGTGAACGTTGGTTTTGCTCTTGGAGGTTTCCATATAGGAGCAGCGGCTCGTTTAGATTACCCGGAGTCGCAAGTCTTTATTGGAGATGCTCTTGGAAACGGTTCAGGGACTTTATTTACTTTAGACGATAATGCGAATACCATTATATTTGCTGGCGCAACTGTTACTATCTCGGGGCCGCTTATAGGAACTGGAACAATAGAAGCTGACGCAGGAGTGATTAGTAAGAAAAATAACAAAGCCGCGCCATCTACAATTTCCGTTGGTGCATCTGTTTTCAACTACACCAATACCCAAGCAGTTAACATTCAAGTGTTCCTCGATGCGAACGGAGCGACGACTGCCGTGACTTTTAATGGCACGGCTATATTTGCGTCACTTGTTAATGGTGATCACTCAATCATAATGCAACCGGGAGATAGAATTGCAGTGACGTATTCAGTCGCAACACCAAACATGAAGTATCGGGAGTTTTGAAAACCGCGATTTACATAATGCTAATGTTGGCTTCTTTGGTCTCCCAAGCGCAAATTCTTCAAAACCAAAACGGTGTAACTTCATCTGGAAATTTGACTGGTGACGTAACAACAAGTGGAAGTATGTCTAAAATACTAACAACGGTGTATCAGGAGTTTGCTGGCAACACTGCTGGAAACACTATCGCTGCCGCCGTAACGCAGTTTTATAGCCTCACCGGAAATTCCATTACCAACGCATTAACGAGTGACGCTTCTCAGCTTACGAGAACGCTTAACGCTCGGGCCGTTAGTTCAGCGACGATTTATCTCAAGACCAGTGCCGCCGTCGGAAGCGGGAAAACTGATACCGTAACTCTTTTGACCAATGGAGTGAGCACAGGGGTAACCGTAACCATTTCTGGTGCTAGCCAAACTTCAAATAACGGCACTGGCACATTTGCTTCGTTGCCAGCGGGAAACGAGATCGGAATTTCCATAGCCACGGTAGCGTCGAGCACTGCTGTAAAATGGAGTTGGGCAATCAAATTAAAATAATACGAATGATAATTGTGCTCTGCATTCTCGGGTCTCTTGCACTATTGATATCCGCACTCGCCATTCTCGGCGTTGCTACTTATGACCGTGAACGCTCGGAGGGAAAACGATGACAGAAGCAACACCAGAGAAAATCGGTTTTCGTTTCATTTCGTCTCTTTCATGGGATGGAGTAGCGATTATATCGTCGATTATCTTTTGTTCTGTGTGGTTTGGTTCGCTATCTCGCCAAGTGCAGTTTCACGAGGACCAAATTAAGCACCTAACGCGAATCTACGAAGAAATCGCAGCAGCACAGCGTGTGCAAGCGGCAACGATTCAGAATATAACGACGTTGGTTAACGAACGAACAACCCGTAAGCCATGATTAAACAAGACACAGTGGTGCTCGTCACTAAAGGACTTTGCTATATCTTCATCGGTGCCGGGACGCCGATGGGAGTTTCACTTGCACAGTGGGCAAATACTGGTGGTGGGCCGTCGAAGATTCAGTGGTGGATTATTTGGGTCGGTGCGGCGACAGGAGCGGCAACACAGTTGCTTTCGTATCTTTCTGGGACATATTCGGATTATGTCAAAGGCCGCACCAATGGAGCCACTGGACCAAACGATACAACTCAATTTCTCGCGTCAAAAATGGCAAGTCAACAACAACCAAAAACTCAATGAGTGTTAAAACCGCATGGCAGTGGTCCAAGTCACATTGTCTGCCGGTCAACAAAAACGACTTGGATCAACTAGAGGACCGTATAATGAGTGCAATAACTGACTGGGCAGCACAGGAACAAGCCGATCTGTCGGGTATCAGCGCAACGCTGAATGCCGTTGTGACAGGAATCGCGGCTTTGGATGCGTTGATTACGCAGTTCCAGAACTCACCGGGGACGCTATCGGCGGCTGACCAAGCTGCGTTGGATGGCATTCAGAGTGCCGTGAAAGCTCTTGCTACGCAAGCGTCGGCAATCTCGACGGCTCCACCGTCTGCGGCACCGCCTCCGACTCCCTAACCAAATATCCGGCTAACCCAAAAGGTTAGCTGGAACCTTTTCTATGAAAAAACTACTCACAATTATTCCGCTAATGGTGTTGGTTGGATGTGCGTCCAAGCCAATAATGTCACCCACACAGATGGCAAATCTTGTTGGAGAAGGAACGGCAGTTGGGCTTTCGTTCTATCCACAAGCAATGCCGGAAGTGCGTATCGCACAGGTGGTTATCTGTGCAGAGGCGTCACTAACGAACGTAAATCCGGCAACGATTGTTTACGATCTCTCACAGGCCGGAGTTACGAACGTAACAACGAAGCTCATCGTTGATGGTGGGCTGCTACTTTACTCGTCGATTCTTTCGTCCGTTGGGACGAACGGCGCAGCGCAGCCATACTTATCGGCTTTATGTCAAGGTTTGACGATGGGTCTCGCTAACCCAGCAATGCCGAAGTCCGCACACTTGCGATGAAACGCTTTGTCTCGCTTTTCCTTGTTGTTCTTTGTGGGTGCTCGGTTCTTAAAAGTACGACCTACGACACCACAACCGGAGCTGTCACTACAAAAGCTACCTGCTGGACTTTTTTTGATTCATCGTCCGGACTTACAAAGTTTTATAATCGTGCGTCAACAGTCCATAGTAACGAGTGGGCAGCGGGGACTAGCATTGGAACGTTGGATCAACATTCTACGTCAACAAACCTTGACCAGCTTATTTCGGTCATTGTTTCGGCTGCGATTACAGGTGCGATTAAAGGAATGAAACCATGAAACTTGGAAAGAAACCAGCACGCAAGGGTGCAATAAAGTTTAAGTTGAAGGAGTACATGCCTGTGCTTTTGATTCCACCGTCGGAATTCGGGCATGAAGACCTGATACCGAATTGGGGTATACTGGGGAATGATAAGTACGGCGATTGCGTCATCGCTGGTGGGTTGCATGAAACTATGTTATGGAATAAGGAAGCAGGAGTAGTTGTTAATGCGAATGAAGCGTGTGCGGTTTACAACTACTCTGCAATCACTGGGTTCGATATTAATAACCCTGACACTGACCAAGGCACCGACATGCAACAAGCGGCGGAGTATCGACGGACGAATGGACTTGTGGATGCCGACGGAGGCATTCACAAAGTAGCCGCTTATCTTGCGGTCGACCATACCCGAATGACCGACATTATCGCAGCAGCGTATTACTTCCAAGTCATCGGTATTGGGATCGAGTTTCCATCGTCAGCGATGGATCAGTTTAATGCGGGACAGCCTTGGGATGTAGTCGACGGTGCGGATATCGAAGGCGGACATTATGTCAGCGGCGTCGCAATGCGTGGCGGTAATCTCGTTTGCGTTACTTGGGGGAAACTCCAACCGGTGACACTTCCGTTTCTTCGGAAGTACTGCGATGAGGCAGTTGTGTATCTAACGGAAGAAGACCTCGTTAACGGCAAAACAATCGACGGCTTTGACTACGACGCGCTACAAGCCGATCTTAACGCGTTGAAAGGTAATGGATGAGATACAAAAATTGGTTGAAAAGGCTGAACGTTCGCTCCGAAAAGCGCTTCGTAAAGCGAAGGAACTTGGCGACCGGGATTCAGAAGGTTTTATCTCTAACGCTCTTATATGCCTCGCTTGTTTTCGGCACGTGTGGGGGAAAAGACGTGCTCCCAATAATGCCACCGGGAATAGTGCGGCCCCCTCTCCTAAGTCCAAAGGACACGGAGTTTCGTAGGAGTTTGGTAAGGGTCGCTAAGGGTTCGGTTCTTACCGCGAAAAGAAGGTTGGTGTTTTCGGGTACTAACGATCCGCCGACGATTTGCTTAACGCTATCGGTAACGAACCTAGTCAATGTTCCAACTCTTGCGTGGCAACCAACACCAAATGTTGAAGGTAGTGGTTCTGGTTCGTTAATGAGTTCAGGGTTGTATAGTGGCCCAGCTTGGTTTCTTAGTTCGATAGGTTTGACGAATGGTATTGCTTTTGTGCAGTGTTCGAATGATCTTCTAAACTGGACGAATTTTCCACCTGGTGGTGCAATTCTTACATTACTTCCAACGAACTCAAGTGCAATTATTCTTCCACAACCAGATGATTTAGTTCTGCCGTCTTCGCAGCGGTTTTTTCGCGTGCAATGGTTTTCAAGCCTTTAGTATTGTCCGGTAACTGGACAACACATGGAAGCATTTACAATAACATCGTTTAAGTACGGAGTTGATACCCGGAAGACGGAGTTAACGAGTCAGCCGGGTACGTTGCTTCAATGTGAAAACGGCCATATTTCTCCCGGAGGCACGATTCAGAAGCGGTTTGCGTTTGTACAGTTAGCCGTACTTAGCACGATCGTTGATGGAAACGGAGACCAAGGAACCTTTGGCATACAAGAAACCGACTCCGGCCCAATGGTCTTTGGGTCGGCGTTCCCGCATGGTTCGTCGCCTACATTTAGCCAGCCCGTTTTGAATGCTGCGATGCCGGTAACCACGCCGCAGATCGTTTATCAGCAGTTGACACACCCGGAAATGGTAGATATGGCGAACGGAGATCAATCGGGAATTGTGTATGATCGCACGATTCATCGAATGACGTCGGTCGTGTACTCGATAGCATTTCAAGGAAAGCCGTTTGTCGCGGCGAAGTTTGCTGATGGAAGGACGTACGAATACTTTAATGGCACTTTAGTGCAGTCGTCCCGAAACGGTATTGTCATGCCGAATGAAACGTCGCTTGCTGCGATGGGCAAAGACTTAGCGAGACAGATTAACACGTTAACTGGTTGGGGAGCGACGAAGAATGGGGATACGTTCACCGGCGCTATCGGTGCATCGACGGCAGCGGTAGCACCAAGCATAGGAAACGGGGCGACGATCACGACAAATGTGACGGCGGGTGTGGTTACTAGTGCGAGTGTGGTCACGGGTGGTACTGGATACGCGGTTGGAGATTTGGTTTTTGTTCAAGACCCGACGGGTTCTGGTGCGATTGTTAAAGTGGCGACGGTTAACGTATCGGCGATTTTGACAGTAACCGTTGTGTATGGCGGCTTCGGGACGTTTAATGGTGTTGATATTATTACTTCGCCACATTTGACGTTGTTTACTCCGAACTTCCCACCGAATACAAGTCAGCAAACTTTGGATACAGTTGCCGGCTTAGTCGGGACCGAAGAAATAGACCAAAACGATCCTGGTATTGCAGCGGTTGCGGCGTCGGCGGGCTTTATAGTTGGGCTTCCTGGGGGACCAACGGGAAGCGATACTTGGACTTTGCAAGCGCCGGAGCAGTCGACGGCGCAGACGCCAATGGCAACATTAGCGAATGCTGTGCCGTGGAATACGACGGCAACTCAGACCGCGACTGATATTGTCACGGCGGTAAATAAGAATACGATTTTTACTGGATACACGGCGTCGAATGTTGATAATACGGGAACGGCCACAGCGACCGTCACCGTTACCGCGCCAACTAGTTTTGGAAAATTTACACTTCTTTTAGAGGTTACGGTTACGGGACATGCGCAAGCAACTCCGGCGGGGCCGTTTGCTGCACCGTTTTCGATTATTCTTACCCCTCCAAATTTGGACGTGCGTGCACGAGGCACACAAACCTTCCAGCTTATTTCTGGTTCCGTAGTTGCATCTACTTCCGGCGCTACAGGGAATCCGACTTTTGCGTGGACGGTTAATAGTAGTAGTGTACCAACGGTAATCAATCCGACTGGAAGTACATGCACAGTGCAGATGTATCTTAACTTGGGCCAAATCGGACATGCTACTATTTTCTGTGCGGCCACGGATACAGGTGGCACAGGAGTTACTGAGACGAAACCGTTTCAGGTAGTAATGTCGTATACTCCGATACCAACTAAACCATAATGCCAGTAACAATCGCATTTAGTGGTGGTGTTAACGCGACTCCGGCTTACGGAGATCGGTGGTTAGTGGGGTTTTCTGGTACATGGGCCGCTGGCGAAGAATGGTCGTTAGAGTTAATTGCGCCGGCGTCGGCAGTTGGTAATATAATGGTTGGTCTCGGACAGTTAGGTGGTAACGAAGCAACGGTGGCATTGAATTTCAATAACCGAGTTTATCTTGGGCTAAGTGAAATTCTCGCGTTTTCTGATCCGACGCTCGGACCACAACACTGGGAAGAACAAGACCCAGGAGCGGGATTCCTAACGTTCCTTAGCAACTTTGGCAACCTTGACGCCATTTATGGACTCGCCATCTTTCAAGGACGCTTGGCGATATTCGGACGCTACTCGGTCCAAATCTGGCAAACGAATGCCGACCCGTCGCAGTTTAATCTTTTGCAAGTGCTGGCTAACATTGGGACGGAATCGCCGCTTTCTGTCCAGCAACTCGGAGATTATGATGTGTTATTCCTCGATCCCGGTACGGGCATTCGATCCCTTCGGGCGAGAGAGGTAACGTTGAATGCGTTTGTCGATGACTTGGGTTTACCCATCGACGAGTTAGTGCAGGCGGCGCTTGCGTTAGTGGGGAATAATCCAACGGGCGTATGCGGGATTGTTGATCCCGTAACGAAACGTTATTGGCTTTTCTTGACGGATACGATTTATGTGCTTTCGTTATATCGTTCGTCAAAGGTCGCGGCGTGGACGACGTATAAGCCAACGTATGAAGTAACATCAGTCGTCACACCAAATAGTCCAACATACGACGTGAATGGCCGAGTTACATATCCGGCCGTGATGAATCAGAAGTACTACTGGACGAAGGGGAGCAATGCGACGGATATTAGTTTCGGAAGATCGACGCCGGCGACGCTTACACAAAGCGGTTACATTATTTCGGGGTCTACGACTGGAACGGAAGATGGGACGCCTGGTGCTTCGGTGAATTCAACGCTTTCTACGGTAAGCGCACCAACGGCATTCACACCGGAAAAGTTTGTTATCTTTAATAACCAGATTTATATTCGCGCCACTGATCAGTCGATTTATCAGTACGGCGGCCCATCGGGACAACAGTACGATACCTCAATTCTTAGCGTTTTGCTTCCGTTCCTTGATGCGAAAGACCCGAATGGGTGGAAAACGGCCATTGGTCTTAGTGCCGCGTTTTCAGGTGCGTGGACTTTCTCCGTTAGCATGGACCCATTGACGGATACACCGGAGCAAGTACTCGCGGATGGAAGCTCGTCCGCACCGAGTGAGGGATCGGATTCGACGTATGATAAAGGCTTAATGGCATTTAACGCCCAGGGAACACATTTCCAGATTAAAGCCGTTACCGCACAGGTGACGCCAGTCGCGGAGTTGTCGCAGTTATCATTTAAGTATCTGAAAGGAAGGAAATTATAATATGCCAAGTTCAGTGACGGGGTTTCTAACTGGGGGTTTGATTGATCCGAAGACGCCGGACTACGCTGCACTTGCAGCGAAGAACGAAGCGCAGCGTGAAGCGATCATTAACTTAGGGTTGCAGCAGATTAACGCGGTGTTCGGCGGTGGCTCGGCTCCGTTTTATGATGTGGCGTCGGGCGGATTTAACCCGTCGTCTCAGTATTTTACGCTTGGAAGTAAAGGCTTTCAGCCGTACGGAAAGCCGGGAAGCGTACCTCCGTGGGGTGGGAGTGGTGGACCGCTTAACGTAAATAACTTAACTAAAGGCGCTTTGCTTGGTGGGCCGGCGGCGGTTATCGACCCAGTTGGATCGACTATCGGTGCGGGGTTTTTAAGTAAACTCTTTGGCGGTGGAACAAAGCATACTGCGTTGCAGCACCTAACCGACCTTGAAAACGCGAATCAGGTGTTTACCGGAACGAACCAAACCTTTCCTGGTTTTACGCCGGGTTTCTTCCAGCAGCGTGCGCAGGATTATATTAACTACGCGTTGCCTCAGCTTCAAGAACAACACGCGGCGACAAGAGCCGGCGTTGAATATGGCCTTGCGAACCGCGGGCTTTATGGAGCGTCGTCGGCAAGGAATAAGCTCGTGTCGGAGGTTGAACGGGAGTATGGTCAAGGCGCGCAAACGATTGCAGATACGGGCCAAACGCAAGCGCAGCAGTTGAAGACGAATATCGAGCAAGCGCGACAGACGGCCATTGATCAGCTTTACCAAACGGCTGATCCAGCGCGTGCAACCGCCGGCGCGATTAGCGCAGCGGCGGGGTTTAGTATTCCGCAGACGTTCACCCCGTTGGCAAACATGTTCTCGAATTTGTTGACGAATTATTACACTAATCAGCTACTGAGCGGTACGCAAACGCCGCAGTATATTCTTCCCGGGTCGCAGTATTCGGCGAATCCGTCAGCACTTGGACCCACAGCAATACAATGATCGAGATTTTTACAGGCTTACATCCGATCAGGAATCAGAGTGAGTTAGATGAGCTGACGAAGAACTCTTTGAACGATCATAACCATCATGTTTTGGCTCCGACGCATCTCATTCGGAAAGATGGGGTAATTGTTGGCTACGTCTCGATTGCTGGATTGCCGATGACTTTTTGCCATTTCTCCACCGAGGATATGCAAGCCGAGGATTCGTTTGCAGTGATTAACACCGTCGAGAATATATTGCAGCTTAATCGGAACTGTGGTGTCGTAACGCCGGTCTCGAAGGATAGTCCGTTTCATAAAGTTTTAAGTCATCCGAAAGTTGGATACAAGAACATCGCAAATGTGGACCTTTTTGTAAAGGAGTTCAAATGAGTGCTGGAGGATACGGAGCAGCAGCTAACGTCGTCGGCGGTATCATGCAGGCTATCGCGGCGAACCAGGAACAGAAGGCAATGTTTTCGGAGTTCCAGAAGGAACTTACGAGGCAAGGTTCGTACCGCGCGCAGGCGTATACTGGGTGGGAGGACTTTCTTCCGCAGTTGGGTGCGGATCAGGCCCGTGATACAATGGCAAAAGCGGCTGCTACGAGGGAGGGAAGTTACGCCGATCTTGCGAATTTGCCGGGGACGCAGTATGGCGGTGGTCCGACCGAGAGTAGAGATCGTGCGTATTTTGATATTACCGGACGGAATCGAGCAAAGCTCTCCGCGTACTCGGATTGGATTAACTCACGGAACATCGGCCAGCAACGCGAACAACAAGGGCTTACAAAGATTGCGAACTTTGCTCAAGGGACGGCATCGGTATTCCCATATCGTGAATACCAAGCGCAGCACTCATGGGATGAACTTGCTTTTTGGGGACAGTTGATTTCGTCGATTGGTGGCACGGCAACGAATTACGGACAGCTTTTCGGTGGTGCACCTTCGCCGTATCCGCCTGGTGGCGGGACGCCTTCTACGGCGATGAATTTCACGGGTCAGTATCCGGACTCATCAGCGTTTAATGACCCACAAACAATGGCGATGATTGCAGCGACGATTGGAGGTTAATATGCCTGAGTTTAATTATGCTTCGGGTTGGCAGGACGCGGGTGCGCAGGTGCAGGGTATCGGTGCGAATATGAGTAGGGTGGCGTTGGCCGTGGCGAGGCAGCGTTATGTGCAAGCTGCACAGCAGCAGAGGGAAGCGTTGGCCATTGCGCGTCTTGCTATGCAGCAGCAAGTCGCAAACTCGACAATGCAGCGGAACGCTGCTTCGATGGATAAGTCGCAGATGGACGCGGCAATGACCGGGGAGAAGATGAGTGCGGCGAATCAGTTAGGTATGGCAGCGGCGAGGGAGACGGGGATGAGGGGTGTGCCGAGCGTTGAGGATATTGCCAGCGGTGGCGGGCCAACGTTAAAAGGCGCGGATATGTCGGGGATGGTTAATAAAGCGATGTTGGCCGGGGCGTCGCAGTACTCGAGGGGGTTATTTGGGAAAGGCGTGGATACCTATGCGATGCATAACGTGCCGCAAGGCGATGTAACCGTCAACCCGATGGGCGATGTTATGGCCGTCGGGCAGCCGAAACAGTTCGCGCCGGGGAATGAAAAGTCGTCGTTAGCTGCGCTTTATCGAAGTGCGGCGTCGTTTGTAGAAAAGGCGAACGCACCGGACCCGATTACTGGGCAACAGAATAAGAGTCTAATGATGACCCCGCAGTACACGAACGCGATGCGGGTGCTGCGCACGGTTCCATTGTTAATGACAGGAGAGAAAGAAGGTGGCGACAATCCGAAGGACGTAAGCACCGAACCTCCCGGTGGGATGAAAGCCGCGTCGAAGCATCCGACAAAGTCAATGGCAGCGGATTACGTGAAAAAGTATGGTTCGCCAGAGGCGGCGAAGAAACAACTCCAATCCGAAGGATGGGACATAAGCGACTATGCCGACTGATGTAGACGATCCGTTAGCAATTAAAGGAGCGGCGGAAGACCCGTTGGGGATAAAGAGTATTGTCCAGAAACCGGACAATACAATGAGCCGGTTTCAAGTAGCGCCATCGGAGAAGCCGGTTAGCGTTATTCCTTGGTATCGTGCGCCGTTGGAAATAGGGGAGGACGTAGGAGCGAGCCTCGTAAATTTGCTACGTAACACCGGCAAAGCCACACCGCAGGGACAAGTGTTTCGTATCGGGCCGGATATTCCGACGCTTAAGCCTGAAGTGCCACAAGTCGCACCCGGTCAACCAATGGTCCAGATGCCGAGAACGACGCTTGAAGCGATGGGTCAGGGAAACGTTTTGAAGGACTTAGTCGAAGGAATGACGACTCCCGGTGCGGCGTTAACAATGCCATTGGCTGCGGTCTCTGGTCCCGTCGGGACCGCTGCACGGACGGCTTTTGCAATGCAAGGTGGGGGTGGGGTTGCGGAGACGGTGAAGTCAATTCTTAGTTCCAACGTCGACCCTGAAATCAAGCGCCGTCAGCTTGAGGAATTGCCGATTAACGTCGGAATGCTCCTTGGTCCGATGTATGACATTCGCGCCGCACGGCCACCGGCGGCAGAACCACCCGTTCCGAACCAGACTTTCCTCGGAATGCCCGAAGCCGAGCGTACGGATATTCAAACTCTTCAAAGCGTTATTGACGATCTTAGGCAGTCACTACCTCCTGAATCTCCAGGGTTGGTGACCCCTGAGAGAACACCGGTCGTGGAGCCGGTCGCAGGCGAACGCCCTGCGCCGGTGGAGATTCCCGCTGCTCAACGGCGAGTTGAGACTCCACCGGGTTCGACGCAGCCCCCACCGACGGTACCGGAGGTTACCGCGCCCGAAGGACCGATTGGTGGTGCGGCTGCGTCTTTACAGGACATTCGACCTGCGGTGCGAATGATTGATGGAACTGAGATCGTCGGTCCTAAAGGTGCTCCACATGACGACATAATTGCCGGAATTAAAGACCCAGCGAAGATTGATCGCAGGGGTTTTAAGAATATCAAAACCGGCGAATGGATTGATCGTGAGGAAGGTCCGGACAGCGGGAAGCCGGTGCCGGGTATGCACGCGGCAGGGGATAAAAGTCTTGCCGAAATGCAGGAAGACCCGTTAGGAATCAAAGCGAAAGGTGGTGAGATACGTGAAAAAGAAAAAACCCCGCAAGAAGAAGGGGTATTAACCGCAGAACCGGAGTCAGAAAACCGACCTCTGACTCCGGAGCGGTTAACGTCGGAACAGGAAGAAATTGAACGGCAGCGATTAGCTGCTGAGACTGGAGGTGAGACAGATGATCGTACCAGTGAGGGGCGGATACCGAGTAGTGAGCGAGAGGGGGAAACACCTATCGAGGGTGCTGAAAAGCAAGTCGGCGGCGAGAAAGAGACTCCGGCAGGTGGAGTACTTCAAACACCACAAGAAGTAGGGCCGGGGGCAACGGGGACCGATGCCGCGTCGATGGCGTTTCGCCATGCGTTAAAGAACGCTGCGCAGGTAATCGACGCGAGGGTGCGAAGCGGAAAAATGACGAAGGAAGTGGCGGACGCTACGCGTAAGAAAGGCGACGAGCTTTTTGCGAAGGGTGGGTCGGTGGCGGAGGCGCAGAGGTTTTTGCAGGAAGCACAGGGAATTGAACAGCCGAAGGCTCCGCAACCGCAGCACTTATCGTATGCGGAAGCAGTTGCACACGATGACGATGCCGAAGTAAAACGCTTTGGCTTAGTTGATAAGGAAAACGTTTCTTCTGGGCTTGAGAAAGTTGCACAGAGTGGAGGTAGGGAACGTGCGGCTTTATCGCAACATCTTCTTGAAAACTGGGGTCATATTCTTAGAACTTCTATAATTGATTTCAAGAAACACCCAACGCAAGAAGGTGCGTCCTATGATCCAGTTGGAAATGCGGTCCACATGGATATAGGAGCTAAGGAAGCAAGTGGTTTACGTGTTCCTGATCGGCTTCTACATGAGGGTGCGCACGCTGCAACGACTTGGGCGACGTATAGCCGGAAACCAGAGGTGGTTAAGAACGTTGCTCGATTGACGGAAATAATGGAACAGTCGAGAAAACGGTTGCCAGAGGGGACGACCGATAAATATGGTATTGGCTATGCGCATACTAACGTTAGAGAATTTATCTCTGGATTATATGATTCTCCAGCGTTAAGAGAACATCTTAACTCCTTCGTCGTTGGAGGTCGCACGATGCTTAGTCGTGCTTGGGACGCAGTTAAGGATATTCTCGGGTTGAAACGCGGTACGGCTGCTGAGGAAGCGTTTGATCTCGTGGCAAGAATTGGGGACGATTTTAACTTGAAGGATTTGAATGATACTCGCGCACGATACGCCTTAGAACCATTGAGTTCTCCCCCGCCGATAGCAAACGCAGCGGCATTACATGAGCTTACAACGCCCGAGAAATTCAAACAAGCGTTTAATAAAATGCGTGGCATTACGCTGCCATTACACGTCGCTGCAAGCGAGCGCGCTGCGAACGCATTAGCGAGCTATGCGGTTGCGGATAAGTCGGTCGCTCCGTTTGCAAAGTGGATGGTGACGGATGTATTGCAGGACAAATGGCGAGACCGGAACTTTCAAAACGTAATGGGCGCGGCGATCGTGCAGGATAATCTTGAGGCACTTCGGCAAAGGCACGTTGCCAACGGTGATATGGCGATGGCCCAAAGCGTGAATGACGTATGGAACATGCCCGGAAGTCCAATTCATAGCGCGACGGAGTATCAGAAGATCATTGCAAACCCACGGATGAAGGACGCGATTGATCGTTGGAAGGCGACGATACAAGCCGAGGCGGAGAGACGGCATACGGAGTTGGGCGGGGAGCTTAGACCCGTTGGACCGGAGACTGGCGCATTCGTGAACTTACAGGCACTATTAGACCCAGACGTCACCGGTAACTTAGAAGGACAGATTTACACAAAGCAAGGCCGGTTAACGAATCCGCTGCTTAAAGGCTCCGCGTTCTCAAAAGAAGCCAAAGGCACCGCGTCGGCGTACGAATTTAATATCCGTACGCTTGGCGAACGGATGATGAAGTTTAATCATGCGAGGTATAAACTCGAGCAGTATTACAAAGCCGCGGTTGAGGACGGTCTTGCGTATTGGCAGAAGCCGGATAAGACTGGGCGAATGGAACCGTTGCCCGAAGGCATGGACCCAGCGAAGCATTGGAAAACGGAAGTCGTCCGTCGTGGTACCGGGCCGGGGATGACGCGAGTGGAGAACTTCTGGCTTCGTAAAGACTTGAAATGGGAGTATCGTAACGCGGTAGCAACGGACCTCGAACCGCCGAACACATTGCTTAACTTTGTGTCGAATGTGCTTACGAGTGTTCAGGTAATGGGGCCGACGGATTTATTTGCGCATACCGTTAATATCCTTGCGGACGTAGCGACGTCACCCGGAGGCGGCAGCTTTTTGTATGACGCCGTTAGGAAAGCCGCATCGCCGGTTGGAGTGGCCGATGCCGTCGTGCGCGTTGGCTGGAATATGTTCAAGGCATACGCCGAGCACGCCGATTTAGATAAGGCGTTTGTGCCAGACGTGCAACGACAGCTATCGAAGATTACCGACATTGCCGCAGGTCGGTCCGCAGTGATTAAAGGCGGGGGTTTGACGCATCCGACGGCTTTGCTACTTAAAGCGATTGACCGTGCGGGACGTTTGGCGAAGGATAAGATGTTTGATTCGTTGGTGCGTGATTACGGCGTAGAGGACAATGATTTCAATCGTCGGGAATTCATCAATCAGTTAGGGCAGTATGAAACGCGGCTCTTAACGCCGGGTTCGAAGTTAGGGCGAGAGACAAACCTTTCCCCGTTCGTTGTCGCAGGCACCACTATGAACCGGAATGCGATACGGCAAGTGTTAATCGGCGCGGGTCCGCGGTCGTTTCGAGTAACCGACCCAGTCGGATGGTCAAAGATGCGTGTGCTTGATGGGCTTGGTGCGATTTCGACGCTTTTCGGATTAACAATCGGGATGAATTTGTTGCTAACGAAGACGATGTTCGGACGGCCCGGTACGCACCCGGGTATGATTGACTTAGGTGGTCCGGAAGATAAACACGGTAAGCATAAGGAGTTTGACCTCGCGCAGCTTACGCTTTACCGTCGCGGCCTTCGGCTCACTGGCATTCAACCAATGATCGAGTCGCAAGCCGAGCACTTGGGTGGGAGAGAAACCGCATCGAAGGTAATTAACACTATGGTCGATGCGTGGATACATCCGTATGCGGGACCAGCGGTCCGGTTCGGCGTGATTGCGAAAACGGGGAAAGATACGACCGGATACTTGGTGTCGAAGAATCCCGAAAGTATGGCCGAAAATGTCGTCGCCGCGTTGAAGAATGCACAACCGCAGGTCGCAGCGTATTTCAAAGGCAAGGACGAAGGAAAGGAAGGCATGGCCGCAGTTGGAAGCGCACTCGGTCAAAGCGTTGGCGTGAAGACTAGTCGCGCTCCGACGCTTGAAGAACGCGGCGTCCTTAAAGGCAACCTAGCCGAGCGTCGAGCCACCGTTCAAACGATGGGAAAGACGGAGCGTTCGGACCTCGCTGAACGCGCCGCCGGGGAAAAAGCATACTGGCATTCGATACAAGCGCGTGATGATTTGATTGCCGCGTTACCTAAAGCACAACAGAATTTCATTTCCGACAATGGTCTAAAGCTCGCCGCGTTTAAGCCCGAACAAACGGTTAAAGGTACTCGGATTCCTGAGTCGAAGGTTGAGAGGGAGTTTGCTCAGAAGATGAACGTTCAGGAGACTCAGCGGGTTCTGAGCGCGATGATGCAGCGTCAGGACTGGGATCAACTTTCTCCGAACGCGAAGCAAAAGGTTTTGGAAAAAGGACTTGAGATGGCACATCGTCGGGTGCGTGCGGCGATCCGTCGCCAGATGGGGTCGCAGACGCCTGACTACGATCTTGGAGGTATGCAGACCAACCCGTCGGAGTAAAGAGGAGTTTTTCCCCGTGAGTGGTAACGTAAAGCCGGAGCTGCTCCGTGTCAATTAACTGTTGCAACACTTGCTGGCACTCCGGTATCTGTAGTTCTCGCCAGAAAAACTTCCTCAAATAAATCTCGCTAGTTCTTCCACCGGCTCGTTCGATAAAGTCAAGCATCGAAGCAGAAATACCTGCAAGCTCGTTGCGACCGACGCCGCGAGTGAGCTTTGCCACATCCTTCTCGAGTTCGTTTAATAAAGCTAATGCTCCTTTAAGATGGTGGACGTCAATCTCCATCGTAAACGGAAGATCACACATCGACAAAAGCATGGCGATTTTTAATACTTGAATATGCTTCGTCTGGTGAAATTGAAAGAGTATTGGATCGTCTATGTTAAAGCGTTTGGGGTCGTGATACCATTCTTTCCACCAGTCGACGGCTTCGGGGGTTTTAAGGATTTCGCCATAGCTACTACGGGCTTGCTTTAGATGCGCAACGATATTATCCATCACTGGGCCGGAGTCGAGGGGGAACTGGGGGTCGTCGACGAGATTTGTTTTCTCGCTATTGACGATTATGAGTCGGCGTCCTAACCCACCCTCGAATAAATCGAGCTTTAAGTTCTGCATGAACCAACGCGGCGTGGCGCACGCAAGGAGACAAACGGCCGGATTCTCAAACCATTGTTTGATTTCGGGGTTTTTAAGTCGCTGGCCTTTGAAGCCTGTGGAGAACGCATCTTCGTCATACACATCGACCAAAAACTCAATCATCTTTTCCTTGTCGACGGAGAGCAACGATGCAAGCTCGTTTGAGATTATGAAGAAAGGTCGGTAATCGTAGATTTTGTTCGCGGGGCCGTGGGAGCCGAAAGCGTCTTTCCATGTTTGAATGCAATCGTCTGCTGCCATTTGATCGACGATGTCTTCGCGGGATTGTATCGACGCAGAGACTTTCATTTCGGGGAAGTTACGAACGAATATACGCTTTGCCTCGGAGCGGCACGTAGACTTCCCTGAGCCGGCTTCACCGACAAGAACGATATACGTCATCGAGTAAATGGGAAAGCGGCCATGATATGTCCAATACTGACGGCTCATCACGGCAGAGAGAAGTGAGAGTCCGGTCCAGGTAAGATAAGCGTCCGGCGCTTCGGTGCCGGACATATAGTAACGAAAGTCCGAAAGAAAGCCCATAGTTACATTGCCCACTCCCAAAAAAGCGTTAACCCTAATAATTCAGGGTGAAAACCATACGCAAGCATTTCAGTCCATGCTTGGTCGTGGTTCCATCCATTTTTTAGTACCCGGTAACATCCGATAATCAAACCTGTTCTATCTTGACCATGTTCACAGTGAATAAAAGAATTAATTTGAATTGCGTTTACTGCCCGTAAAACACTACTATAATTCGGCCGAAACACTATCTGTTCTAGAAGTGGAATTGGTTCGTAAGTTACTTCTATACCTAAAGCATCGGCAGCTACGTCACTACCTTCGGCTTCTGTATTTAATTTAATAACACGTTTAATCCCATTTTGGTGAAGCCAGTTCCAACCGTCGTCTGTTGGTTGTCCTCCACGATATATACAAGGATTAACTAAGAAAAGATTTGGAATAGCGTTCATAGCTTGCCTTCGTTAAGGTTACCCCAAGACGGTCCGTAGCCGCCTTCGTACGGAATAACGATTGGGATGCCGGCGATTACAAGCGTGTTATCAAAGTAGGACTTAATTTTACCAGAAGCCCAAACGGTATCGTCTTTTTTGAACTGGCCACAGAGTGCGTCGTGCACCTGGTGGAGTGGCTCAATTCGTAAATGCGTATTATTGTTATTATTAACACGGTTGCTGCTATCAGTCCATAAACGATACATAGCAAGATTAGTAGCATAGGTTGTATTTGCCTGCGGTTCGAAAGCCACCGCTTTAGTTAATATTTCATCAGGCCGACCGAAGAACTGACGCCGTTGGCCCGAAGCGGCAGTCAGAAAAGGGGATTCTTTTAAGCGCGTTGCGATCCAATCTTGCCAGCGTTTGACGCCGGGATAACATTGGAAGAAGTAATCTTTCATTTGCTGGCATTCTGCGACGGAAAGGACGAGTTTTCCTTCGGAGTCCTTGAGAATATTTCTCGCAATCGTCTGTGCACCTTCGAGATACGATCCGCCGTGCTGGACACGCTTCATTGCAAAGCGGTCCCAATCGTCTTTGCCGATTACTTTAACGGCTTCTCGAAGTTCATTACGATCTTTGGGAATTTCCAGGGCACGAAGTTTAAGCGTGAGTCGCTTAAATGGAGATATACCTGCTCGATAGTCATCAAGCATAGTTGGGTCACCCAAGAAAGCTGAATATGCGGCCACAGTCCATCCATCGGCTCCTGAAAGGTCGCACTGAAAGAACCAGTACCCGTCGTCCGCAAGAAACAAGTCACGGTCGCCCAGCACCGCGCCGGGGGCTTCGCTAGTGTTAGTGTAATTAGGGATCGTTTGGAGATTATACCCCGAACCTGTCGGACTTTCATAGCATGAAAGACGTCCTGTGTTGGAACCGACAATGTTATACCCACACCGTATTCGGTTGTCTGAATCCGCGCTGATTCCCAACATGCTTTCTCGAGTATGTAATGCACGAAGGACAATAATTTGACGGATGATTTTTTCAGTCGATTTTCCATTAACGATTTTTGCGAGGTTAAGGAGTGCTTCGTAGTCGACGGTTGGGCGCGGTGTTTCATTCCGTTTCTTGGTGAGCTGGACTGGGAGTTTGAGCGTTTCATATAGGTATTGTATTATTTGCTTCGGTGCTTCGACGTTTAAAGATACTTCGCATAGGTCTTCGAGTTCACCGATGGAGGTTTCCGTCGGCGGTTCGGCTAGAATCTGCTTGACGCGTTCGTACGTACCGAGGTATGATTTGTAGACGCGTTGCCGATTCTTGGTCCACATTAGATCATAAACACGTTGTTTGATTTCGTCGACTGATTTACCGACAAACCCGAATCCTGAAAGCCGATTGAGTCCGTATTGCTCCTTAAACATCGCTTCGCGGATTTGACGGCGGCGTTTATCCGCACCTTCGACATCGTAGCGAATACCGCGTACTTCCATATAGAGTAATGGATTGAGAAGCTGCACGTTAAGCCGATAATGATCCATCGACTTTTTACATAACATCGGCGTGAGCTTCGAGTTGATCTCGTATGTTACTGCGGAATCCCGGCAACAATACTCGAAGAAGGTTTTATCGTCGTCGCTTTTTCCATCGGACTTATAGTAAGGCTCGTCGGTGTAGATGCTCGCCTGCACTCCCAACGCTTTTTCAAGCTCCGAGTAAAGTTCCCAATGCTTGAGCATGGTATCGTCGACGACGCCTCGTACTCGGATTCCGTAACCGTAATGTAATACAAACCTGTCATATAAAGAGTTTTGAAGTATTTTGGGGATGTTTGGGTCTTCAAGTACCATTGCAAGGTATTTCCAGACTTTCCAGGTGTCGCAAGAAGTACCGTTGCGTAAATGAAAAGGAACTATAAAAGCACTACCTTCGTTTATTGCGAAGGAAATACAAGACATATCGTTAACGTAGCCTTCTATATCTATGGCAACGGTTTTTCTCGTTACGATGAGACCAGCGAGGTAGTTTAGGATTTCTTCTTCCGAAAGCCCGGTCTCAAAGAGACGATTCGGGGGTATAAACATCTTTGGCGTTGCATGACGCACAGCTTTCTTAAGGTCGAATTGTAGCATCGGAGTCATGCTGTAGTCACGTAAGCAGTATGCTGGATGATAAGACGGAATGCACTTAAATCCGGCCATTGGAGAGGCAGAGTCTTCGCACATGAAAACGCTACCGCGCCAGTTAGCGTTCGAGAAGCGGAATTTAGTGGTGTTATTATTACTTACGTCCTTAGCGGCTTTGAGTGGCACGTTACCAAGGAGCACCACTATATTCGGCTTGAAGTAATTTAGATCGTAGCGTAACGAATTTATACCTTGTTGTACCTCGGTTCCACTCCAAGAGAACGCGGAGAAATCGTTATTCGGCGGGCGGTATTGGCTTATGTTTCCAAGGAAACACGCTTCGCGTGAAACGCCGGCGCGACTAAGTAACGCAGCTAAGAAGCGTCCGGACACGCCGACGAACGGCTCACCTTTCAACTCCTCGTCTTTCCCAGGTGCTTCGCCAATTAACGCGATGCGGTGGTTGCTTTGGATCGTGGGAAACTTATTCTTAACCATTACATTATGGATTTGATTTTCTCTGGGAGATCGCGGTAGCGGACGTCATGCGTCGTTTCCGTACTTCGATCAATGACCGTAATACGAGTAAGAACGCCGCCATTCCAATGAAGCCGATATATCCGACCGTCGGCTTCGATGAGCTGTGGCTTTGAATCGTTAAGCAACGGTTCGATCTCCCAACCCTTTTGCTTACAGTAGTCGCGTACGACTTCAAACTGCTGTCCTACGGACCACGATAGTATCGGCGCACTTTGGAGTACGCGATCTGTTTCGACTGCTAATGCTGCCACGAAATGTGGCGCGGTGACGCGGTAATATTGCATTTGGTGACTTTCATGCGTATTCCCCTTCGGGAGTTTTGGTTTCTGCGTGTTTACGGAAGATGCTAATAACACGAAAGCGATTGCCAGTCGACCGAATATATGCGATTGCCCCGACGAGTTGGAACACGTCGTTACTAAATATCGGTAACGCCTGGTCCATCCAAACGAGGTAACCGCCGGGTCGAAGCACGATCCCACACTGCTCCATAACTGCTGCGCGGTTAACCATCGAGTTCTTGTAATGTTCGCTATCTTCTTGTGAGTACGGAGGATCGGCGTAAATAAGCATCGGTTTGAATGGAAGATAGGTCGAAAGAAAATGCACATCACACTCGAGGTCGGATTTGTACTGCCCGGTTGGGTCCATGCCGACACGGAAGTATTCGTCACTCGGCGGGAGAGAGCCGGAGAATAAATGCACGACGTTGTCTCGTCCGGTAATATCTTTAAAGAGTGCGCTCATACGTTTGAGATACTCGACTTGATATGAGCCATAGAAGTCTGACACGTTACCACCACCGAGAAACCAGAACGCAAAGATGAATTCGCGGCCATCGTTTTCGTAGTAATAAAACGGTGTGTTCGGTGGTTTGGTAGAGACGTACTTTATATTAAATAACTCCGCCCGTAACTCGAGTCCAATAATCGCTTCGCTTGTATTGTCCGGTTCTTGGACAACACTTGGCGCTTCAATCGTTGCGCCCGTCACCGCATTCACAATCGTTGGCACCTTTACTCCGCTTCCGGGTTCTTTCTCACGGAGAACCACCTTCGTTTCAATCGGTAGTTCTGGTACGATGGCTTTTAGTAGTTCGCGCCGGCGCTCCAACTCTGCCTGCGCTTCACGGTTATTACGGTCGTTAATCCGGCTCAACGCGTCCGTGTAATTCGCTGACCCCCAGATATTCTCGTCCTTCGGCTGCCGTGAAAGCTCATCAGCGACTTGGAGCATGTAGCCAACGGCCGATTTCCCATATCCGGTGAACCTTGCCATTGCGCGTATGGTCCAGGATTCGCCGTCTTCAGCACGTTCCGCTATCATCATACGGTGGACTTTGGCAACGCTAAGGCAGACGTCTTGCCAGCCGCGGTCCTTTCGTCCAATGTCGGCCAAAAGTTCCATCTTTTGTTTTTGTATGGTGGTAAGAGTGTCACGCTCGATGACTTCAACGTGTGTCCACCCAATAAGGCTAGCCTTCGCTAGACGTCGACGTCCATCAACAAGCTCATAACCCTGAAGCGTTTTATGAACTATGATGGGAGCGATTTGACCGACGTCTTCCTCTGCCATCGACTCGAGATCGGAAAGGTCGCCAAGGTCAAGGCGTTGGCGTTCGCCGATGATTATATCTTTAAGAGCGAGTTTCATATTAAAAGGTTTTTCTGAGAGTTCTCGTCAACGGTTTTTAGATTATGACAACGCTCACAACGCAAAGCGAGGTTATCTTTCTGATACTGACGAAGGTAAAAGTACATTCGATTTATTGACGTCATTCGATGATGCTTGTCACCTTTTGGAGTCTTGCAATCGAATTGTAAGTTGCGAGTGGCTCCACAATCTTGACATTTTCTACCAAGAAGATATATTAAGGCGCAACGAAAGTGCTGTGCCTTAGCAGAACGGTGTTGACCTCGATCGTACTTACGAGGCATATTAAAAGTCAAGGTTAAACTTTTTCCCGTTCGGTATTTGTTCATCCAAAATCTCGTCGAGAGCAGACATGTTCACGTCCATATCCCGGCATTTCACCGTCTCTGCTACGCTCTTGCACGCTTTCGCGGCAACGTCAGCAGATGCACCCAGGCCCACACAGTAGCCAACGAATTCATTGCCGGGGACGGCGAGATAATTCGCACCAAGTTTACACGCTTGTGCAAGTTTGACCCAGCGGCGCATTTGCGTTGGAAACTCAATCTTCGTCCAGTGATCCCCGGCCCAGGACGAGCGAATGACGAGGACGGCGACGTACTGATTCGGCGTATCCGACGAAGCGCAGTCGATAATCGGACGGCAGAGGTCATGCAACTCCATCATACCCGCCGTGGGCGGGTGAGGTGCACGGACCGTTGGTTCAATCTGAAATGGACCCTTCGGGGTGAAGATCACTTCGTTAGAGAAAAAGGAACAAACGTTACGTCTTGCCAACTCCGGTCCCATAGCATCGGCAAACTCTTTTAACGGTTTCGGCAAAGGACCGGACTTACCGATGTACGCTTCGTCCTTTTTCTCGTAACCCCATCCGTCGACAAGCCAGTTCTGCTCGAATGCTCGGTCCATCCCGACTTCGCACTTGGAATCCAGCGGTTCTTCGGAGATAAAGACAATTTCGTTGGCCGGCCCACCACCATACGACTCAAGGATCGTGCCGAGATACTGGTCGCGCGTCGACTCCCAGTCGATATGGTGGAAGGTTTCGATCTGACGGTACTTCGACGCTTTGATCCAACGATCTTTATTGGTTTGCAGGTGTTTGATCAACGCATCGATACCGATGATTACTTCGTACGGCCCGACCGCAAGTCCGATCTGCTTCTGCAATACTTTCATCTTCGCGCGGTCGTGCTCGAGTTCTTCTCCGCCACCCGGACCCCATACGGGTTTTTTCTTAGCGCGTGCTTGTTCGACCCAGTCTTGGGTAAACGTGTCCGGACAAAACACCATATCACACTTCTCGAGTGCTTTCGAGAAGTTATCGACGGGTATAAGCCCCTCGAGTCCACGGCCGATATAAGCCGACGCAGCGCGCGGAAACGCGGATTGCCAAGGAGTATGATACCCCACGCTATGCCCCGCGCGTGCGAGCATAACGCCGAGTTCAGTACAAAGCCCGTTATCGTGCATCAACACTTTCATAGTATGAAAAAAGCGGTCCCGATACGGGGACTACGGGACTAGGAGTTGTCAATAACCAGCGGCTTTAGGGACGCCGTCTCCGCTCCAAGTTTGGTTTACTGCTGTTTGAGGTAGAGGAGAATAACGTTCTTCGCCCGGAACGCCTTCCCAGTCTTCGACACGCCTTCCGGCTCATATCCGACTTTGATTCGGAGTGTTCGCCCAACGAGCTGCGGTGCCCACTGTGCACACGCCGAGCATTGCGCTTGTGCGTTGGCACCATAGTTTCCAAGTCCTTGCAGTTGGACTGCTTGGACGAGGGAAGCCACGTTCCGAATCACCATTTGCCAGGTTGACTTCCCGACCGGCGCAAGCATCATGTTGTCGAATACATGGACGCCCGGCCCCAGGTCTTCGTTCTTTAAGGACTTCGCACCGTTGATAGTAACAAAGTCCAGATGAAGCATGTCCGCGCCAGCGGCAGTTTTGGTGATTTCGGCCTTGTCGATTTTGACGTCATAATACTCCATGTCCTTGAGCAAGGGCAATGACGTATCGACTGTTGATAAGTCCGCGTCTAACGGCGCGGGCATTGTTGGTGTTCCATTCATTTGTTTTCTTCGTTTTCTTCGTTTTTGGTTTTGTTTTCCGTGCCGACGACAGTCGGACGAAATTGTAGATGCGGGTTCGGGTCGGGTTCGCCGGCCATTTGACCGGCAATGTATTGGGCTTCGCACAAAGCACGTATGAGCGCCTCGCGCATTACGCTAATGACGCCGAATTCAACGGTCTTTTTGCTTATCATCTGCGCGACGCATTTGTTGACTTGTTCAATTCGCTCGATAAGCGTCTTAAAATGCACGTTAAGATTATATTGTTTTTCTTCTGTCATCTTAGCCTCCAAGTAAGAATTCAACTGTTGCATCAGCGTATTGAAACGCGAGAAGCACTAACGCTTCCTCGCGGTTGAAGCCACGTGTCTCGTTCAAATACATATGCGCGGCGGTTGTCGTTAAGATCGCACGGCCAATGTCGGAGTGCGCATAACGAGGGTCGACTACTGGAAGGTTGACCGCCTCTGCGGTTATCTGCCGCATGGCAGTCATTACCTTATTGCGGACTTCGTCGCGTTTACGCCGAATCTCGTCGAGTTCGGTTTCGTGCGTTGACGGAACGACTTTCTTCATTATAGCGTCAACGATTCGCTGACGCTCCTCTGGGGTTTCTGAGTTATTCATTTTAGTCTTTCCACTTCCCTATCGTTCGTAGGAACGCCTCTGCGCGTTGTGCGGCGGTGGCGTTTATTTTTACTCCGCCACCATCTACAAAATGCATATAGTAACCATGCCATTCATCTCCTATCTTTAGGGTTTTCTCCGCCTCGTGCATCGCGTTAAGGTCGTTGAGGTAGTCGGGAAGCGCGGCTGCGATGTTTCCTTGCGGGTCACGATACATATAGACGGTGCCAAGAACTTCTTTCTTTGTGTTCCACCCACACGCCTCGGCTATCGCAATGCGTTGTTGTTCGGGGGTCATAAGTTATGCTCCTTTAGGAATTGTTGGGCTTTGATGGCTCGTTTACTGAACGCAATGGGTAGGTCGTGTGCTGTGGCGTATTCCTCATCCTTCGCCGTCTCGCGGATGAAACCGCGCATAGCGGCAGATTTAGAATCCCAACTTCTGCTATCCCATGCCGGTCTTACTTGTGATTCTTTCTGGCAGAATGGACCTTGGCAACCACAACCAGAACATTCCGCAAACCATCTTCGGTTCGTATCTGTTTCTACTAACGGTTCCAGCGGTTCCCACTCTATCGTTATTTTATCAGAGCCACAGAACGGACAGCTCCTATGCTCAGTCATATTTCCTTTCCGTAGATCGAGTTGAAATCCGGCTTTACTTCCGATGGCAAGTTCGCTGGCCAACGGGAGCCGATACCACGCACATACATTTTGTCATGTGGCCAGATTACCGGCGTTCCGTTATTCTTCACTTGGTAAAAAAACTGCGAGAATAAGCCGCCGATGTCGTTGCGTAAGCCACTAAAGACATTCGGGAGTTCCATTACCAAGCCCGTTAGTTCGTTCTTATCAATCATCGAGTGCATGATAGCGACGACGTGACACGGCCAACCGCAGAGACTAAGCAGCGTCTGTCTTACCTTCCCACCAGTCATCCCGGCCCATTGCCTTGCATCCGACATAGCGTTCGGATTGACGGATGATATATGATTAAGAATAATGTCCTCGAAGCCGGTGACGGAATCAAGGACAACTGTAGCCCATGGCAGGGGCTTACCGCTGCCGATAAACGCAACGATATGATTATACGCCGAAAGGAAGTTAAGAAACGGCTGCGAATACGCCGGTGGTTTGAAGTCGTTCGCCAAAGGAGCGACCATGTTTAATGTGAAGTCCACGCATAGAATGCGCGGCTGCTCCGCCGTTGGCTTCGCTAGGAACGATGGTACTTCCGTCGGCTTTGCGATGATGACGTCTTCGATGAATGTATCCATCGGTATCGAACCTGGCGGTGCGCCTTTCGACGGGACAACGCTTATCCCCTCGCGGTCGAATTGCATGTATAACATCGGCTTCGGATACGAGCCGACGACTGCCCCAGTTTTAAAGCTCTTAGGAGGTCCCATCCTGCATTCACGTATCAGTTTCATAACCACGCTTTTCTATGTTTTATTGCACTGACCATTGCTTGGGTTATTCCAAATAACTCTGCAATCTTTTTAGGTTTTATTCTTTGTCCTAACAATTTCTTTATTTCGTTGGCTTTTTCCACGCTTAATTTTCCTTGCGGAAGTTTGCCCTTATTTAGACAGTCCCTAACATTGTCTGTGTTTGTTCCAGCAAACAAATGTTCGGGGTTAACGCAGCCTTTGTTATCACACCTATGACAACATTGTAAGTTATCTAAAGGGCCGACAAAACGTTCATAACTATATCGGTGGGCGCTCGCTGAGAACTTATTAGTCCAAATTTTAGGATAACCTTTGTCGTTGTGCGGGCCTTTCCATAACCAACAAGCGCTTGGGTCTTTAGATTTAATAACTCTAGCGTCGAAATAATCGGAGATTACACTCATAACACTTCGCGGAATTTCATAGCGGTATTGGAGAGAGTGGTTTAAGTTCGGTTGGTATCGGAGGCGTCGGTTCTATTGGCTTCTCCAATGGAGTCCACTCCGAATCGACATAAAGCTCGCTATTCAACGCGGCTTCGCGGGAATCCGGCCCGACGCTACATACATCGAAGAAATCGCATTTGCCGAATTTCGTCGTGCACGACCAGCGGTGACGAGGGAAGTAGCCTATATCGTCATGTCCAAGAATCTGTGTACAGATTATAAATACGTCCTTCTTCCATTCCTCAATCGTACCCGGGTGTACGAAGAAAGGCATTCGCTTGAAGTCGCTTGCATCGACGGGCGCGGTGTTATCGTACTCCGACTTCTTCGTCGGGCGACGGATTCGCACAGCGTCAATAATATAGCCACGTACGGGCTGCCCGGTCGCTTTGCCGAGTGCCCAGACGTAACCAAGCTGCCCACCGTCCATCTGCATCGCAGCTTCAAACGCTTCGCCAAACATGAAGGTCGTTTTGTGATCAAAGACCCAGAGGCCGTCGGAGTTATAGATTGCAAGGTCGATTTTACCGCAGTAGACGATTGCGACGGTGACGACGACGGTGTTAACTAGCGCCAGTATATTACCAAGCCAAATAGCGAACGCTTTTTCGACGACGCGCTTCTTGTCAGAAGTTGAAACGATTTCAAAGTGCTCATCACCATAGAAATCGTTATACGCCTTCATTACAACGCACGCGTGATTATAGTTCCGAAAGTCATCCAATGGCTGCGGGTTCTCTTGTAGAAACCCCTGCATTTGGATGTTGATTGCTTCTTCGTCGTTAGCGGAGACGGTTTTAACCCCGCAGTTCGTCGACCGCCACGCCCATCCGATGTGGAGTGTCGCGCCGAAGTTCCTCCCCGCACGCGAAGCTGCGAGTTCCTTCCGGTCGATCACTGCGTGTTGAAATAAACGCGGACACTTCCACTTCTCAAGTGCGGAGTTATCGACGAAGAACGCATACACCGCACCGTCATGCGCTTCTTGTTCCGCTGGATCAAGCGGGACTAATTGTAATTTGTTTTTCATGTGGTTCTACGAGTTTACGCCGAATCAGACCGCACTCATCAATCCGCGATTCGTAGTCAAGGACTTTCGTCCATTGTTGACGCGCAAGCGCCACGACTCGCTTCTTGGTGAGTTCGGATTCCCGTTCGACAAGTTGTTTTAATAGGAACGTTTCACTCATATTCGCTTATATCTCGTTTTGGTTCGTTTTTCTTTTCCTCAGGTCCACCAGACGCGCGCACATGCGCTGAAAGCGTTTGGTAGTTCCGAAGCTCTATTGTCTTCGCGTGCCACGCTTGTAGCTCCTCGTCAGTCATTTCCACTAACGGTTTTGGCGGCGCGAACTTTGCGTTTCCCGGCGGGAGCGACGCCAGTGGTGCTTCCGTCTGGGAAGACGATGGTACAGTTGGCGACGGCGTGTTCGAATCCGTCGGGATTGAAGGTTGTGTATCCATGTGCAAGGAGTGTTTCGACTAACTTAAAGAGTAGAATGTTGATCGTCGTTTGAAGAATCGGCCCAGGCTTAACGCTCTGGATTTTACTGATCGCTTCGTCGGATACGTCGATCGTTGTACGGGTCTTTTTTTCCTTTGGAAGGTCTTTCCAAGGATTTATGAACTTGTTGGTCATGGGTTATTTGGGTTTTGTCCGGTTAATGGACAATACTAGAATGCAGCAAAATACGAAGCCCAAGACGAACGCCAGTAAGTAGCGTTCGACTGGGGTCATAGTTTTTCATAAGTTGTTTCGGTATACGCACCAGAGTCGATTTCGGAACCGTAGTCACAGAATACCCGATCGTTCCAAATAATAACCTCAGGCCACTCTTTCCAGGTAACAGTAGTTTCGTGGACTAGTTCTTCTTTCCCGTTGGGGAGGAATTTAAATAGACGTAATTTATTCATATTCTCTCTTTGCCGCTTCGTGATAACGGCGTTTAAGTTCTTTTTCTTGTTGGTTTTCTTTACGATACTTTGCGAGACAGCGCGGACAATACCATCCGGCTTGTGGGAGGTAGGAGTAATGGAGAAAACGTACGTCTTCTGCTATGCCGCAAGCGCAGCGGAAGACATACGCGGTACGAAGCGTAGCTCGTGCTTTGGCTTTTTCTTGAAGTTGGGGTCCGTACCAACCCTGCCGCATCCGTTCGAGAATACGGCGGTTGGTGAGGAGTGTGCCAATCGGGTCACGCCATGTGCTACGCACATGCACCCGAGGGTCCATTGTTATAGGCATAAGTTGAAAGAGGAGCCGGTTTACGGGGACTACCGGCTCACGAGCAAAAGGTAACCAGAGCAATCCAAAACTCCGTCTCCGCCCGTTCACGCGTAGTATGCGTTACGCGTAATCCGCAACGCGCTGTGCGCGTTTCTGATCTTCCACGTCGGTGATTGCCCAAGCCAACGCAGCGATATTCGCTTTGCGTATGGACTCAGCCTGTTCAGGCGTGGCACCAGTCGGCACACTAGTCGTAAACGACTCGTGCTTGATCGGCACGATTTTCTCGCCGGTTTTCGCGGTGAAGCCTTCGGCGAACTTCTTAATCCAACCGGCTTCGGATTTGTTGTTGATGATGTTCGTTGCACCATCCATCGCGTACTTCGGCGGCGTTTTCGGCTTTCCAGGTGCTTTCGGCGGACGAGTCATGTCGAGTTTGAACGCGTAAGCGTTCGCACCCGGCGTGTTGTCATCGTTCCACTTGACTTCCGCGCCGGCCTGGTCGACGTCACCGCACTTGTCCGCGAGTTTCTGAAGCCAGCTATAAACTTCGGCTTCGCGTTGTTCCTCGTTGAGCGCCGGATTGACTTTCACTTCCTTCACATTACCGGCGGTGGCCGCGGTGAGAAAACGCTGGAAATACGGTCCATCCGTTTCATCCGGCGCTTCGGTCGGCTTGCCATCGACGACAACCGTCGTCATCTTCCGTGCGAACGATGTGGTGGTCTCGATCAACGCGACGAGCTGTTTCCGGCCGTCAACAAGTGCGTCCTTCTGCCGGAGGTACTTGTTAATGACGTCGGTGACCATCGTGACCTTTGCCGGGTCTTTCAACGCAGTCACGATGTCACTATCTTCATACTGCGCAATGCGGAACCCTTTCGGCAACGGCCACTGGGTTTCCACGTATTCAATCTTCATACGTTTTTCTTCTATTTGTTAGTTTACTCACGCGGACGCACCCACGTGAAGGGGGTTTGAACTCTGGTGTGCGTATCCATTTTTCACGGCGGCTATAGTAGCAAGCAAGCCGCGAGAAGTCAATAAATATTTTCAGATATATTTGCTTGTGGCTCAAGGACTTAGGGAAGTATGCTTTTTTTCGCTTTGCTGAGAAGCAGGCTTTAGTTCGAGCGTCCATGCCCAATAAGAGCGTGGCCACCAGGCGTACGGGTTGCCGTGGGAGTAGAACCACTCTTTAATCTGGTCGAGGGACCAGGTTGTTGGGAAGTATATGTCAACGAAGATCATATTTCAACTTCCTCGTCCGGCGGCAGCGGAGGTCGTTGTTTAGAAATTCTCATTAAAAGAGACTCTCTAGCGTCTGCGTAGCTTACCTTCGACCACTGGCAGACGTACTCCTCTTTGAATATGCAATACGCGCAGAATGGTATTTCCGAGAAATCTTGCTTATATTGGATTTTAACTTTCATAACGACATTACCTCTGAATCGTAGTGTTTCCAACTTACGTTTAATGCCGAGCAAAGCGCCCGCTCGACGCCGGTTGCAAAGCAGTGGTACTGGGAGTACGGTGCATCGACATTATCCCCTGGTTCCGACTCATCGTCCGGCTTCCGGTTCGCCTCGAAGTTCATATCGAATTTGTCGACGTCTTCTTGCGATACGCCATAGTTCCGGCAAAGAATTACTTCGACAAGCTCATGCACCGCGATGAGCATTTCGTGACGCCAGTCCTTCATCTCACTGACGTGAATACGCAGCGTTCCATCTTTGTCAACGAACCAATCTCCGACTGTCGGATAGCGTTGCAATTTATGTGGTATCGTTTCAATTATTATTTTCATCGTGTTGGGGGTGTGCGTTTGAGACTGCGACGGTTGGAGTGTTTACCACGGCGGTTCTTTTCGCCGCTACGGTAACCGAGACGTACCGCCTTTGACGGTGCTTTAAGATGCACACGACACGGTGCGGCTTTGCCAGAGTGCGTGTCGAAGTAACGCACTTGCTTTTGTGCCATGCGGTTTAGGATGTAACGCTTCGCTTGCTTCTTGTCAATGCCGATGAGGACGACTTGGCTTCCTACGTCGACCCATACTCCCTTCGATTCACGAAGAATCGCGCGTGCGATAACGCAGTTCTGATGATCCCGACAAGTAGCTCCCTCAATGTCAGCGGGAGTTGCCTCGACGCTAAGATCGGTATAGGAGTCCTTTACGACTACGCCCATCTGACGATAGACGTACGTTGGTGTTTGCGTTGGTATTCTATTCTTTTTTGGTGCTTTCATTTTGGCATTTCGTTTTGATAACCGCTCCAGTTTTCCGGCAGTTCTTCGTCGAAAAGCATTTGCCGCGAGGTGAACGCAATCCATTCTGCGAAGTCGGCGGACTTCAAATCCGGCATTCGGTGGCCGTAGATATAAAGATCGCACGGTATTTCGGGGTCGAGGCTAACGCTGTTATTCGTCCGCCCAATCATTTTGTTCACGACCCATGAGTACGGAATATCTTTATATGGACTCCCAATCCAGAACCAGATATTCTGCGGCTGTATGACGCCGCCGGAAAAGACCTTAAAAAGCGTTATCCCGTCGCCTTTGCCCGCAACGTAATGCGTCCTCCCCCACCATCCTTGTTGTATCCAGATTTCGACGGGCGCGTTGCGTTGCAGTAATATCACAATCGCCATAAGTGCGGCTGTGTGCACCGTTGGATCGCCGTACCAGCTAACATCCGTATTAATAAGGATACGATACGCGCCATCACCGCGACCGCTGCGTGGATTGCCTTCTTTCTGTCGGTCGAAGAACGCCATTGGATCATCGGACGCAATCTTGCCCGCGTCGAAGATTTCACCTTCTTCAGTCGGCATATAGGTTTTTTCCAACGTCAATGACGGTTCAATTAGCTTGGCTTGCTCTACGAATTCGTCGCAGAGCTTGTTTGCGTTTGCAACGATCTCTGGGTTACCTTGCTCGATTTGCGTTAGGCATTCTTCTAGCGTATTTTTTTCGAGGTTTTGGTTCTTGAACCTTTCGCCATAGTTCTTATTGCTTTTTAGCATTGTCTGACATTCCGCCCAATGCTTCGGGAGGAACGTAGGATCGCCCAATGCGGCTTTTACAATCCCGTTGGCTTCGGTAAGACCGTCAAGCGCGACGGTGATAAGACCGCTAACGCCTTGGTGGGTTTGATTTGTTAGTACTTTCATAACTATTCATAATCTCTGAACTTTTTGGTTTTCTTCTTGTATGGGAATTGTTCACTCCACGTTGGAGAAGACTCGAGTCCGCTAGGCGTTGACACCACACCTTCACTAAGGGGTTCGTACTCTTGCGATACTTTGGGTTCTGGCACTGACTTTGGCGTCATGGAAAACACGCCAACTTCATTAACAACCTGATTCCGCGCGTCGATACTTAACTCGCATAGTAGATGTTCGACGACTTCTTCTTCCGGCACTCCGTTCCGTAGCGCCGCACTCCCGATGATGCTATCGCGGGGCGTAATCCATACGTTCGTCTTCGCAAGGCGCTCAACTGCGAGCCGCACTTTGCGCACATACGCCACCCACTGCGGCACCGGGGCCAATGCGTCCTCGAGTTTCTCGTCGTATTCGATACGCACTTTCGCCCACCGACTGCGCGCAGCGGCATCCTGACTTTGGCGTCTGAAACCCTGCGTTGCGCCAGTACCAAGGGTATTCGCCCCGGCGAGTGCATAGCAGTCTTTGTGCTTAGTGAGAAGCTCACCGTTGGGAAAGCGAAACGTCTTATTCGCAAGCAACGAATTGATGCTTACTAATGCTGATGGTTCTGCGTTATCAAGTTCATCCATAAACCATAAGCCGCCATTGCGAAACCACCCGTACGCAGGACCGGGGATGTAAGTGCCATTGCCAGCACTAAGGAAACCCACGACTCGAGTATCCGTCGAAGTCGGACCCCACGCTGTAGGCACAAATTGCACGGCTAACTCTGTGGCGAGTTGCTCTGCGAGATGCGTCTTGCCCGACCCGGGCGGACCCCAACCCCAGACGGGAATGGGATAGCCGCTCACGTCACGCGCTGTCAGCCAGCGTTTGATCTTATAGTAATCGCGGTGTTTGAAGTAGGTCATTCGTATTCGCGTAGAAGTTCTGCGGCTTTGCTATCCACAATCGCCTTTACTTGGCTCCGGTATCCGTGCCATGTAAAGATCGCATTCTCGCCAGTCCACTTCTTCCACCAACGCGCAATAGCATTCAGGCGTTCGATGGGATCAATGGACTTGCGCCGACGCTCGCCACGGCCATGCGGCCGTAAGTGCGAGCCGATTACGTATATGCTACAATGATAGTTACTATTGCTCATGCGTTTACTGCTACGCCGATTGCCAATGCCTCAAAATGGGACAATCCCAAAATGAGGCAGTATTGTCCATTTATTGGACAATACTCTGGCCTCTGGCCAAGCCTTTTGTAAAGAGCAATTCCGATGCCAAGAGAGGGAGGTCCGACGTCCTACGGACCCAGAAACTGCTTCTTTATGTCCTCTTGTTCTTCCAACTCCCTACGCAAACGCGCACGCTCTGCTTCGTTGATCGCACGCTGGCCGTCCGGTGCTAAGTCTTCCGGCAGTAGCTTTTCGACGCGCTTGAGCTGTGACGGGTCAATCTTCTCAAATACTGCTTCCGTTTTCTGCCCAGTTGCCTCAGTTATCCACGAGCACACGGCGAGACGCAAGTCCTTTAACCTAAAACCGATCTCCTGCCAACTCGCCCGTGCACGCCTACGTCCGTGCTTGACCACATGCTCTAGTTCACCATTGATAACGTCCACCAGATCAATACGCGGCACGCACAAACCCTGCATTTCGTCCTTTAGCTCGGTTAACAACGCCGCCAAACGATGGTAATGAAAAACCGTGTTAAGGTTCTTCTCAATCGCTGCGTAATGCTTATCCAATTCGTCGAGAATAAACTCGAACTGTGTAATTTTTTTCATGCTTTTATGATATACGATTAGCTTGCCAATAGCAAGCATAATAAGCATAATAATGGCATCAATTTGGCATAGTAAGTGCTAGTGCGACCGAGCGTACGAGACGTTGGCTTTTCGCGGACGAACTTATTGTCATTATTATTTCCTCTTACAATAGTTAAGAGACCCCTGCCGCTCTGGAATAGAAGAAATGCTAACAGTAATACCAAGTCCATACCCACTTTATCCCGTATACCGAGGCTTTACGTCCCTCTGGGTGTGGGAATCCCTTCTTAACTCTCTTATATAAAAAAAAATAGAAACTAAGAAGAAACCGGCACCACTCGAAGACGGTTGCGAAGCAATGCAAACGCGGCAAAGCGCGCTCGGACGTGAAAGCGGTTAAGGACGCGCTTATATTATTAGCATTTCTTCTGCATCGGAGCGGCGGGGGCCTCTTGTTTGTCCTAAGAGACAACAATAACAACAGCACTTCCGTCCATAGATGCTAACCGTACGAACTCTTTATGCTACCCGCCAAATACGAATACCGCCCTTAACGGAACGCTGGCTAAAGCGTTTTCCAAAGAAGGTGTAACGGTACATGGAACTGCTAACTCTAATACTCGTTGCGCGTTTTTCTTCGCCTTCTTTGCATAGAATGAGGAACGAATCCCCGACTTCCATTTGATCAAACGGATACTTTTTCCGAGAGCCACGACCACACGGTGAATCAGCCATTGGCACATTCTTCTCAATTTTGTAATCATTCATTTAGATGCTACCTTTCTCCGTACGACTTCATGCCGCACGGCTACTGCGCGCTGTCAACGCGCAGGTACCGGATGGCTTAAAGATATTGATTATCAAACAACTCCTGCAATTCGCGTCGAATTGCTCGGATAACATGATAGTCGCAAACTATAGCCGACTTTTCATCTCTAGCAATACTTTCAGCTACGTAAGCGATTTGTCCGTTAATAGAATTAACTGCTGGTCCTAAGATTGCCTCAAACTTTTCTCTGGCATTCTGAGACCAAGGTATGAATTCGTCCATAACTTTTTAATGCTACCGTTACCAGCAACATCGCAGTAGGCTAGGGACGCTTTCGCGTCCCAAGCGTCGCTTAATTCGACTCCGGTTTCTCCTTGCACGGCGGGCCAGTCCACGTTAGCAAATAATTGCTTTCTCGGACCATTCCACCTTCTTTTAACCAACGTATGATCGCTGTATACTGGTCAAGCGTCAATCGACTCATAACCATTGCATACAACTCTCCACTCGGGATCGATCCAATCGACTGAATCACTCTCCCGACCGCTAAAGCGACTTCTAGCGTCGCTTTGATTTGTGCTTTCAACTGCTCTGCTTGGTTCGTATCCATAGCCTACTGCGATGCTACCGTTTGAAGCGTGATTGCTCCGCACAGAGAGCGTGTTGCGCTCTCTGGCCGGAATGATCTGGGCAAATTCGCCCGCACTAGGCACTCTTACGAATGCCTAGGCCGGACGCCTCTACCTATCCTGCAATGTACTCCTCAAGGTGAATATGCACCGGCTCGCTTGCTGGCGTACCAGCATCTAGCGAGAACTCGTACATCCCATCGTTGGAGACGATTACGAACGTTTCCCATTCCTGCGGATACTTTTGCAACTCCGCTATGATCTCTTTGATCTTCATAGCGTCGCCTATTCGTACTCGTTCCCTTCCGGTATTTCGCCCATCTTCTTCAACAGCTTGTCGAAGTTTGAGGCGTACCCCAACTCTGGATCGGCATCGAACGCCGCTTTCAGGATCGCATTGACTGCCTTCGCCAGCGTCACCACAACCGGCTTTCCATCTTTGTCGACTAGCGGCTTCCCTGCCTTATCCAACGCCGGTCTTCCCGCTCGGTTGGGTAACTCTTTCCCGTCGGTGGCTTGCGCGATTGCGTCGATAACCATGTAACGTAAACACGCAAGGTGTTCGTTTGTTCCCCACTTTCCTGTGTAACTTGCGGATTCTTTCACTCTCGCAACGGCACCTGCCGCCAACGCACTCATTGATTTCTTATCTGCCATAACTTTGTACCTTTCTCCATACTACCGTACCATGCCATTTCACTGCAACCGTTGCAATGCTATGGCTTGTACGGTAGCATCTATTAGCCGTCAACGCTCCCTCGCAGGTCTGCTGCCCAGCTCATCGCGTATTTTTGGCTCGCTTCGCGCGTATCTTTCCGCTATCCAGCTAGGCACACCGCCATCGCATGGCTCGCGTACTATCTACGAAAGGCTTCTGTTCGCGGCATCGCATCTTATTCAAGCGCGTATGCTTTTCTTGGCAAGCTTGGCAATCGGCCCCCTTGAGTCCGATGCCTCGCGGCAATGGCGGAATGAGCAGCCAGCGTGCCAACCGGCAATCTGAGCTTGGCGTAGCAGCCGATGACCATCCGACTGTCCCGATCTGAGGCAGGAGTGTCCCGGCGATGCCTCAGAATGGGACACCGGCGGCCAGCCTGCCCGCATACGCGCGCGTACGCCCGCACGCGCGACGTCGCGC